AAGAAGATGCACGAGTACGTATATATGCGGATATTCTACTACGGGTCGATATACGAGTATATTCACCGGTATAGTTTCCGGTGTAGTTTCCTGCGAATCCCCGTGTATAGTCACCAGTGAAGTTACCTGCGAACGTGCGAGTATAGTTCGATGATTGTGTGATCATATCAGCAACACTTGGACATAATGCATTAGTCGTATCGTCTACACGAGGTTCCCAGAACTGTTGGTTTGTGCTAGTGTCCGTTGAGGAGTACATGTATGATCTGTGAACTGCCTTTGTAGTCGTAGGATACCATACATAGTCGTGTTCAAGAGTATCTATTTTCTCACCCGCTATGTTATAAATACCAGACTCCGCATCAAAGGCACCTGTACCTGAACCAGATGGCCAGACGTGACCAACAACAAGGAACCACTCTCCTTCTGATCCCGCTCCACCCCATTCGTTCCAGTTTGCGTTTACTTCGAAGTATGGGTTGGTCGTACCTGCACCAGTACTTCTTCTAAGCACACCTTCGTTAGTACCGGCACTATTATAACCCCTAGTACCAAGGTAAAAATTACCGTTACCAATCGTTTTACGTCTTACCCAGACAGAGAATCGATATTTTTTAGTATGATCAATCACAAACTGTGATGAGTTCCAACCACCGTCTGCGTTAGAGGTGGCATCTTGGTTTGATACGTCCCAAACAATATCTTGACCTTTCGGAGACGCATCTACAATACGTGAGTTACCGTCACCGTTCTGACCATAGTTTGTCGCAGAACCGGTACCTACTGTCCACTCTGGAAAGTTCTGCCACAACAAATCAGATTGATCTGAGTAACGTGCACCACCACCAGATGTATATGACACAATACTATCACGAGTTGATGTACGAGTATACGTAGAACTTCTGTTTTGGATACGAGTTCTTGTGTAATTACTAGGTCTGCTGCGTGTAGATATACGAGTATATGCAGAAATTCTACTACGGGTCGATATACGAGTATATGTGGAGATGCGCTCTCTCATCGAGTCTCTTGTTGATATACGAATATATACAGAAATTCTATTACGTGTAGATATTCTAGTATATGAAGAGATGCGAGTTCGCGAATAGTCTCCGACAAAAGTTCTACCATAGTCGCCAGTAAAATCACCGGTATAATATCCAATGCGAGTGTAGTCGCCTATGTAGTCACCTGCATAATATCCAATGCGAGTGTAGTCGCCCGTAAAGTCACCTGCATAATATCCAATGCGAGTAAAGTATAATGGAGTTATTCTATTACGAATAGATATGCGAGTATAGTCGCCTGTATAATACAATGTACGAGTATAGTTACCAGTGTAATATAGAGTTCGAGTATAGTCACCAGTATAATATAAGGTACGCTGATAGTTACCAGTGTAATATAGAGTTCGGGTATAGTTACCTGTATAGTTACCTATATAATATCCAGTTCGGGAATAGTTATCGAATCGAGACGAATCACGGAGACTTGTTCTAATGTACGTACCGGTCGCAGTTCTAGTACGTATAGATGTTCTGATATAATTTCCGGTCGCAGTTCTAGTACGTGTAGATGTTCTGATATAATATCCGGTCGCAGTTCTGGTTCTTGCAGAATATCTCAGGAACGCAGCTGTATTTAAATAATCACCGGTATAATACACTGTCTGTTTAACTATTCGACTATAGTCACCTACATAGTTAACTATTCTAGTGTAGTTACCTGCGAAATTACCAACATAATACAATGTACGAGTGTAGTTACCAGTGAAATTACCAGCATAATACAATGTACGAGTGTAGTCACCTGTGAAATTACCAACATAATACAATGTACGAGTGTAGTTACCTGTGAAATTACCTGCAAAATAGTTTGTACGTCCGTAGTACAGTGTGTCTTGTCTGTCTCTTATTGATGTACGAATATATGTTCCGGTCGCAATTCGGGTACGAATGTATGTTCCGATCGCAATTCTGGTTCTGATATATGTTCCGGTCGCAATTCTGGTTCTGATATAGTCACCAGTTGCAATTCTTACACGTTCATAGTTGCCCGTGTAGTTACCCGCATAGGTCGAATCACGAGTATATGTTAAAATTCGAGTGCTAGTCCGGAGACTCGTTCGGATATAGTTGAGTGTGCGAACCGAAGTTCGGAGACTTGTTCTGATATAGTTGAGTATACGAGTCGAAATACGTGTGCTGTTTCTGGTATAGTTAGAGGGACGAGTACGGCCATATTCTCCTACGAACCCTCTATTATAATTACCAGTATAATTGCCAGCAAACGCACGGTTATAATTTCCGGTATAGTTGCCGATATAATTACCGACAAATCCACGATTGTAATTACCAGTATAATCGCCAGCAAACGCACGGTTATAATTTCCGGTAAAGTTACCAGCAAATGATCTACCATAGTCGCCGACATAATTACCGACAAATGTTCTTGCGTAATTACCACCAAAGTTACCGACATATCCTTGGAATCTGTCGCGAGTATATGTTACCAATGAATTCCGTGAAGAAATACGAGTGTAGTTGGAACCTCTTGTTCTTGCACTAATACGTGTTGATATACGAGAATAGTTGCCGGTATAGTCACCCGCAAACCCACGTGAATAGTTACCTATAAATGTTCTATTATAGTTACCAACATATGTTCTATTATAGTTACCAACATAGTCACCGGTAAAAGTTACAAGTCTATCCCGAATATAATTGGAAACTCGGCCACGAGTGTAGTTACCAATATAGTCACCGGTAAAGTCTGTTACTCGATCACGTGTATATGCGGATATTCTCGTGCGTGTATAATTACCTGTATAATTACCTGCATAATTAGAAACACGAATTCTTGCGTATGCAGAGATACGAGTACGGCCGTAGTTACCAACATAGTTACCGGTAAAAGTCGTTAGTTGATCTCTGGTGTATGTGGAGTTTCTAGTTCGGGTATATGCGGAGATACGAGTACGCGTACTTATTCTAGAGTATGATGATACTCTGTTACGTGCATAGTTACCAGTAAAGTCGCCAATAAATGATGTTACTCGATCACGAATATATGCACTGGTACGGGTTCGCGAATATGTTGATATGCGATTACGTGAGTATGTTCCTGCGTATGCGGATACTCTAGTACGGGAATAATCCCCAACAAAATTACCAATATAGTTTCCCGAAAATACGGTTGCGTATGTAGATGTTCTGTTACGAGTATATGTACTCAACCTGTTGCGAATACTATTTCTACTGTATGCAGATACTCTTGTTCTAGAATAATTGCCTACAAAGTTACCGGTGAAAGTATTGATACTATCTCTGGTATATGATGATACTCTATTGCGGGCATAGTTACCCAAGAAGTCACGAGAGAAAGTATCAGTACTGTTTCTAGTGAAAGTTGAAGCACGGTTTCTTGTGTACTCACCTACGTAATTACCGACATACTCACCCACATAATCTCTGGTATATTGTCCCGAAAAGTTTCGAGTGTAGTTGCCAATATAATTTCCACCAAAACCTCGGGTGAACGTATTTGTGCTATTACGAGTGTATAGTGAAGTTCTTGTTCTTGCGTATGCGGATGAACGATCACGAGTATAAGAAGATGCACGAGTACGAACATATGCAAGTTCTGAAGTTGTTCTTTTAGTATTGGTCGCAGTACCTTTTGCGGCCCAAGTTCCCGCACTTACCGGAGTTCCCTGAGTCGCAGATCTTAATTGGTAAGAACCAATATTACCCACCTTTCCCCTAAGAGTTTTACAGTGTTGTCCATAAGTGTAAGTAATCTGGTTAACAGATTGTTCTTGTAATCCACCAAAACTGGCGGCAGAACCTGACCCAATCATACCAATCGGAGACGTGGCTGTCGGTGCAGTCATTGCATCACGTTGGTAGATATTGTATACTGTAGAAGTTCCGTTACCTAATGTATCTGTGTATACAGCGGGGATAAATGTACCATAGTCCGCACTAGGTGCAGAAGAACCGAGGTAAAAGGTGCCTGGATAATCAGATATTGCAATACGTGCATTCAGACGAGTACATAAGGTATCCATATCTACATCAGTAAATTCATGAATACCTACATCACCCGAAGTGTTCCAACCAACCGGTCTGTTATAAAAACTACCAGTATAGTTCGCATCATTAGATAGTTGTCTTAGATTAGTCGTAGTTGTGCCGGAAGTGATAGATGATGCGGGATGGGTACCATCAGGTTCATTGTAGAAAGTATCAACGAAAGAACCAATGATAGTGCCACTAGAGAGATGCAAGTCTCCCGCAGAAGAACCCGAAGAATTCTTTAGTTGAATACCTGCACGATAGGCGAGATAGTTCTCTTCCGTAGGAGTCATCTCCTTCAGATCACCATTCGTACCTTCTAACTTTAGTGGGATATCAGATGCGGCCACAAATTCACTTCTCTAATTTATTAAACTTATTTCTATTTATAAGTTTATTTATGCGGTTCTTACATACAGAGTATATGTTTCAACTGAGAATGTAGTATCCCTAATAGTCTGACCCACGTAGTCTCCTACAAAGTCTCTGGAATAATTACCGGCAAAGTTTCTACTATAATTACCAATATAGTTGCCGCCAAAATCTACAGTTCTTGTTCGAGTAGACTCTCTAGTATATGAAGATCCTCTAGTTCTGGTGTATGTGGAATCACGATTTCTTATATAATTACTGTTTCTTTCTCGGGTATAGTTGGAGTTTCTATCTCTGGTAAACTCACCAGTATAATCACCGACATAATCCGCAGCATAAACTCCAGCGTATGAAGATCCTCTAAAAGTTGTGTATGACGAAACCCGAGCTCTACTGAAAGAATCGAACCTTGTTCTGGTTGATATTCGTAGGAAACCTCCGGTATAGTTGCCGCCAAAATCTCTTGTATAATCCCCAGCAAACGCTTTAAGGTAAGACGATACCCGAGTTCTGATATATGTCGAATCACGATCATTTAATCTAACTCTGGTAAATAGACCTGCATAATCACCGGTATAGTTACCGGTATAGTCTCTCGTATATTCACCGGTATAGTTACCAGTATAGAGTGAAACCCTAGTCCGTATATAATTACTGTTTCTTTCTCGGGTAAAGTCTCTTGCATACTGTCCCGAGAAAGTAGAAGACCTAGTCCGTATATAATTACTGTTTCTTTCTCGGGTAAAGTCTCTTGCATATTCTCCCGCAAAAGTAGAAGATCTAACTCTTATGTAACTAGAATCTCTATTTCTGGTAAAGTCCCTCGCATATTCTCCCGCAAAAATAGAAGATCTAACTCTTATGTAACTAGAATCTCTATTTCTGGTAAAGTCTCTTGCATATTCCCCAGCAAACGATCTGTTGTAATTCGAATTTCTAGTTCTTTCATAGTTTCTTGAGTATTCGCCAACAAACAATCTATTATAACTTGATACTCTGGCTCTTTCGAAGTTTCTTGAGTATTCCCCAGCAAACTCTCTAGAATAAGTAGATACCCGAGTCCTAGTAAATTCGCGAACGGATCCCTTCAAATATGAACTGACTCTTGTGAAATCACCAATGTATGAAGGAACCGTCCTAGTAGCTATAAAGTCACCGGTATACGTAGCGGGGCCAGCAAAGTAAAGACCACCACCCGATTTGTCGTATCTGACAGAATTCACAAATCCTGCAAAAGTAGATGTACGGTTACGAGTATATTCTCCCGGCAATCCCAAATAACCAGCACCCACAAACTCTCTTATGTAATCACCAGTAAAGTAAAAAGTATTTTTTAGGTATTCTACACGATCTCGTGTATAATTACTTACTCTAACAGCACCATATGTGGATGTCGAAGTGCGTGTAAAGTTTAATATTCGAGTGAAGTCGCCAATATATGTTGAGAAACGAGTTCTGCTGAAGTTTCTATTATATGTAGAAATTCTATTTCTTGTATAGTCACGTGCATATTCACCAACAAAGGATCTAAGATATGCTGAACTTCTATCTCTTGTGAAGTCACGTGCATAGTTACCAATGAAGCTTCTGGAGTATGAAGAAATTCTAATTCTAGTGAAGTCACGTGCATAGTTACCAATATATGTGGCAGTATAATCGCCAGTGTAAGTTGATTCCCTATCTCTTGTGAAGTCACCTGCATATTCACCAATATATGTGGCAGTATAATCGCCAGTGTAAGTTGATCCCCTAATTCTAGTAAAGTCACGTGCATATTGTCCAGAGAAATCTCTGGTATAATCGCCAGTGTAAGTTGATGCCCTAATTCTGGTGTAGTCACGTGCATATTGTCCAGAGAAAAGTCTGGTATAATCGCCAGTGTAACTGGAATTTCTACTTACTATTCTTGTTCTGGTATAGGTAGATGGTCTCTCACGTGTCGAGATGCGTGTATATTCACCTACATAGTTACCAGCATAGTTGCCAAGAAACGATCTAGTATATTCGCCTGCAAAGTCTCTGGAATAACTAGATGTACGGATTCTACCATAAGCCGATTCCCGAGTCCGTGTGAAGTCTCTGGTATAATTGCCAGCATAGTTACCGGCATATGAACTGATACGTGTCGCTATGAAATCTCTAAAAAAGGTACGTGAAAAGTGGCGAAGGTAGTCACCTGTGTAATTTCCACTATAGTTACCCGCAAAGTCTCTAGAATAGTTACCCGCAAAGTCTCTAGAATAGTCGCCAGTAAAATCACCGGTATAATTGCCCGTAAATTCTCTGGTATAGTCTCCTATAAATTCTCTGGTGTAATTGCCTGTGAATTCACCGGCATATGAAACTGTCCCTGTGCGAGTGTAATCATCAGCGTAAGCCGAAGGTCTAGTTCTCGTGTATAAAGATGCTCGTGTGCGAGTATAGTTCTGTTCACTGACAACACGAATGGTGTTTGCAGCACTACCTACATTCTTCCAAGTGCCACCGACAGGTATACCCTGCGAAGAAGTTCTAAGTTCATATGATCCGACCGCGCCATCAATTGCACGTCTAGTCTTTGCACGTTGACCAATAGTCACTTGAACTTGACGATCAGTTAACTTTTGAAGTCCTTGATAATCACCACTGTCGCCACTACTTCTCTTCAGTCCCGCGAGAGTGACCGAAGTTGGAGCAGTCATTGCAGTTCTACGCCATATACTATAGTCATTTACAGTATATGGGTTCCCCGAAGAGTCAGCACGTTGATCATGCAAAACACTAGGGACTAGAATGTCATAGTCTGCACTAGGTCTGGTCGAAGACAACTTGAGAGAGCCTGGATAGTCAGATAGTGCGATACGACCATTGATATCATCGATGAAAGTGTTCAGATCATTATCCGACATTTCATATACATTACTTTCATAATGTCCGACTGGTTTTCTCCAATCACTATCATTCTCTAGTGCGGTACCATTGATCTGATGTAAATTTGTTGTGGTGGTAATAACCGATTGGGCATTATATGGATGAGTTCCAACGGGTTCTGGATAATAGGTATCCGTCAGAGATCCAAGAGACCTATTTCCACTTGCACTGAGCGTAAGAAGCCCTACATCGCTACTGTCCGCAATTGCGTTCTGTAGTCCTGCGAGGTAGGCAACATAATTTTTCTCGGTTGCATTTATCTGTTGGAGATTACCATTAATGTCTTTTAATTTTAACGGTAATGTCTTATTATCTGACATTCTCTTTCCTACTATTAGTTTAGAAGAGTACCGTTTTCGTCATAGATTAAGACAGTTCTAGATGCCAGTTCATTTAACGCTTTAACAATACTATCATTATTTATACCTTCGAAGAAGTTGCCTGGCGCAGAACTATCAAGTTGATTCAACTGTCCCACTCGATTACTCAAGTTAAGAATGTCAGTATCGTTACTTGTAACTCTACCCTTTACAACTTCAATCTCACCAACCGCACTATCCAGTTGGGTGTGGATCTCATTGATAGCCGGAACAATAAACTTACTTGTTGTATCCAGTGTGGAGATACCTGTTCCTGACATGTTCGCAGTTGTACCACCGGACTGTATAATGTCCAGATGCGCACGGGTTATAAGTTTCTCGGACTCTATCTCGGTAACTGCACTATCTAGTTGCAAATGAAGTTCATTGATACCACCCGCGACATCTTGTGCGGTAGTGTCTAGATCTTCGTCAGTGTAGAATGCACGACCATGTATCTCTACCTTATCTGAATCCATTTCGATTGCAAGACCAGTACCAGAATAAATGTCCAGATAATTGCCAGAGTTTCGGAATTCACCAAACTGAACGGTTGCATCTTTAAGGAATACATTACCACCGTCTGCATCAAGTATAATATCACCGGAGACATCATACGTCAGATTTCCTACAACATCAACTTCTTGGTTTGTACCAAGGTTATAGGTGAACTTAGTGACACCGCCATCCTTGAAGAAGATGTCCGCGCCATTCGCGTCAAGTGTAATATCACCTTCTGCATCAAGAAGAATATTTGTTCCTGCATTGATGGTTGCAGTTGTTCCTGCGGTAGTAGATGTAGATCCACCGGCAGTCTGTACAATACTACCTGTAGTAGTCAGACCATACGAGTCCGCACTATCATTTAATGCACCGATGATAGCATTTACTAATGTGCCACCAACAGTAGTAGTTTTGTTTACGGTAATATTCTCTTTTACCGAACCACCAATAGTTAGACTATAACCATTTGTAGTAGACAAAGATGCAGAATCACTTACCGATATATTATAATCTCCGGTAACAGTGATGTTGTTTGTTGCACCTAATTGATGACGGATGCGTGTGGATGCACCGTCTTTGAAGTAAATGTCGTTTCCATCTGCGTCAAGTGTAATATCACCAGAAGCATCGATCAAGTAATTACCGTCTGCTGTATGGGTTTGTCCCAATGATGTTGTGGTCAATGTACCCAAAGTAGTATGAGACATTGCACCACTAGAAGTAACTGAGTAAGTACCACCAGCACTATCAGATTGGTTACCTGATACAGTTTGTGTAAGATTACCGTTAACATCTAAAGTGTTTGACGCACCCATTCCATATGAGAAACGAGAAGTACCTGCATCTTTGAAGTCGATGTCTCCACCGTCTGCATCCAGTACTATATCACCTGCCACATCGACAGTTAAGTTGCCGGTGGGTACGTCAATCTCTTGATTCGCACCCATAACGAAGTCGAATCTGATCGCCCCATTATCTTTAAGTGTAACATTACCGCCATTTGCATCAAGGTTAATATCACCCTCAACATCTGCGGTTAGGTTACCACCAGCGGTAAGACCCATGTTTGATTCAGTAACAAGATTGAACGCACCACCCGCAGTATTCGTCATCGGGCCACGAGTGTCGATATTAATACCGTTAGTCGAAGAGATGTCACGAGTACCAGAAGCACTGTCAGAGTGATCTCCTGCCACTGTAAGGGTGTTGTTACCCGAAGTAGTAGTAGTGAGTGTACCTGTAACATCTAAAGTATTTGCTGAACCCAGTCCGTAAGCAAAACGAGTCGTTCCAGCTTGTTTGAGGTCAATGTCACCACCACCGGCATCCAATACAATATCATCGGCAACATCAAAGATCAAAGAACCGACAACATCAATCTCTTGATTCGTACCGAAATTATATGTTACCTTATTGGCACCACCATCTGTTAGATATAGTTGTCCACCATCAGCATCGAGAGTAATATCTCCAGATGCATCAACAGTGAAGTTTCCCGCCACATTATGGGTTTGTCCCAATGATGTTGTGGTGAGAGTACCAAGAGTGGTATGAGACATCGCACCAGTTGAGGTGATGTCACGAGTACCATTTGCACTGTCTGAGAAGTTGCCTGAGACGGTTTGAGTTAGATTACCTGTAATGTCTAAGGTATTAGATGTACCAAGTCCGTATTCAAATCTAGATACTCCACCGTCTTTTAGGTCGATGTTTCCACCGTCCGCATCTAGTATAATATTACCAGACACATCAAGAGTATAATTGCCAGTTACGGCTTCGGTGTTAGTGGTACCCATCGTATATGCAATACGAGTAACACCACCATCTTTGTATGTAATGTTTGCCCCATCTGCATCGAAGATTATATCACCCGAGATGTCAAATGTCAAGTTTCCGGTACGAGAAACTGTACCGTCAGTAGCAAAGTCGTACTCTGTGACACCAGCATCTTTGAATGTGACATTACCACCATCAGCATCAAGGATAATATCTCCGGACGCATCGACAGTGTATGTGGTCGTTTCTATTCTAGTTGCACCGGTAGAGGTAAGAGTTGTATCACCAGATACATCGATATCTAAGTTAGAAGAAATATCAAGATCAAGGATACCAGTCACACCAACTGTGTTAGTGGTACCTAATGTGAATGCAATACGACTGACCGAATCATCAAGGAAGTTGATGTTAGATCCACCGGCATCTAAATTAATATCACCTACCGCATCAACGTTGAAGTTTGCACCGACATTGAATTGTACATCAGTACCACTTGCTTGATTAGTACTGATTAGTAAACGAGTTTGAGTTTCCCCTTGGAGGGCATTTCCCGTAGGATAAATGATTTCACCGGAAGATGCGTCAAACACCCTTTCGATTTCGTTGATGGCCATGACCACATCACTATCACCGTGAGTGAGAAGATCCACCGGATCGCCAACATTATAAGAGACAGTGTTCTGGTTGTCTCGCATTGTCTTGAACGAGTCACTTAGTTTCGTAAATGGTCTTGACATCTATAGTTTCTCTACTAGTTGTGAAAGTAAGGATTTGATATCATGGATATCTGACTCTAGTCTATCAACCTTTACTTTAAGATTCTTTTCATCTTGCATCTTTTGTTTACGGAGTTTCTTCTGTTCCCGTGCAAGTTGTATTTCACTTCTATTTATATTAATAATGGCACCCGACTCTGCATCTCTTGCAAAATCGGGTTCATCTTTTACGTGTACCAATTGTCTCTTTTTCATATTATACTGCCAGTGATATAATTCTCAAGTCACGGAATGTAGGTACTTTCGCACTGTTGGTCGATCTCATAACAATCTTAACTTGGAACTGTGTGAATGGTGACATAGTACCACCATCACCACCTACAAGATAACGGTATTCACGGAACACGTTCTTGTTAGTATCAACTGGTAGAACGGTTTCGGAATTAACCAGAGTCCATGCGGATCTCTTAATGTCATCACCCGCACTTGCGACTTTCCAATAAACTTGGAAGTCTGACTCAGGAGGTCTATTCGCAGCAAGTAAGATCTTCAGTCCAACAGCCTGTTCGGTAAGAGTTGTTATTTTAGTAACATGTTTTGCAGACTCAGTACCATATAGAGGGTTAGTCTCACCGACATAAGATAATGGTACATTGAAACCATCCGTAGACGAAGAATCTTGTCTAGAGATCATGTTGTGAATAGTGTTCAACTTACAACGTTGTAAATCAATGACTGGAGACAAGTATGGATTGGTTGTCTTCAATGTTAACTGTACAGTAGTAGATCTCTCGCCATTGAGTTTACCTGCGGTTGACAGATTCTCGGTGCGTCTGTTAAATAGTGCACGAGGATTTGTGAACTCATTATTCTTCTTGTTCTCAATGATGTTATATGAACCATCTTTAACAAATCGAACTTGACTTCCTGCCAATGCGGACTGACTAGTAGTCTTAATCGACATAGTGTAGTTAGTCTCGCCTGGTTGTTTGATATCAATCTCGGGTCTCAATACTTCGAAGTTCATGTTTCTCTGAGAAGTTACAGAAGAACCACCGAACCACTTACGAGAGGTCGCAGATGAAGTTGCAGCATAGGTGTAACCAGAGTTATCAAAATCGATAACAGTACGTACCCCATTAACATCTGCACCGGTCAAACCGTTACCAAAGTCAGTTGCAGAGTCGATACCTCGAATCCAAGTCTTATCACCATCTCTAAGGCCGTGACCTTTGAACATAACACGTACTGCGTTAGATCCAGAATCCACTACCAAAGGATCTTTAGACAAAGATACTGGAGGTATGTTTGCATTCTCAAGGATAGCATTACCAGAGGTTTCAAACTTAGCAACATTGATTCTGTATGAAAGATCTTGACCACTAGAAGGTTCCCACAATTTAGCATTCTGAGATTTAAAGAATCCACCCAGAGTTGTTTGTTGTGAGATGAACGCTTCGTTAGAGTTCAATTGGTGTTCACCGACAGTTGCAACATATACGTTATAGTCCGGATCATTGTTGCCCGGTCTTAGTACGAGTGCATACTCTCCACCCGCAACAAATACCGGATGATCAAATGTAAACGTAGTAGCATTCTGCAACATTTGTTTGTTGGTAGATCCTTCTGGAACAAGAGATACTTGACTTGCAGATAATTTCTTAGTTGCAATAATCTTACTTGAAGACGGAACGCCATTCACAGTAGGTCTCAACTCACAGAATACAGGAGCAGAAGAAGACTTACTTGCAAAGTAAACATCAACAGATGTAATGAATACACCGGCAATTTGTTTAACCAAGAAGGTCTGCGCGATTGGATCGTTATATTCTAGTCTATTATTGGTATGTCTGTAAAGGGCACCAGCTTTACCCCGTCGAGTAGTTCTTTCTACTGGAGTTAGGTCGGCATCAGTCACCGCACCGCCCGGAGGAACTGTAGTGTCTGTTACATGATCTACCGGAGTGATTTGGTTGAGATAATTTACCTCAGAAGTTTCACCAACATGTTCTGTAGATGATGTGGTATCACCGACCAGAGTAGAATATGTTTCGGTAGATACTACATCTGTAGCAATTTCTGTCGAGATAACAGATTCAGTCCATACAGTTGAACTTGAAGCAATTGTTCTATCAACATCACTGGTACTGTTACCTACGATTTTAAGTACGCGAGTTACTTCGACTTCATCTTCATACTCTTCGAGAACACCTCTAGAGTGGAACATTGCTCTACCATAAGACATTGCAGCACTGAAGTCATTGACATTTACGTCAAGTAATGCAAACTCACGAGGCCCTGTGTAGAAACGCATTGCTTGGTTGTTAGGTACTTCGAACGAACCAATAATACTACCTTCTGCGTCAGATATAAGGTTGGTCTTACCAGAACTATGTTCTTGGGTAGTACGTTGAACACCTTCACCATCTTCAGTACTTTTAGATGCAAGGTAATTGCGTTGAGCCCAAGTACTGAACTTATTCTGTTCCCTACAGAAAGAAGATACGTTAGAACCATCAAAGAATGGGAAGTACTGTGTATTAGGACGCAGACCTTCAGCTTTGAATTGAATATCAATCGAACGCATGAAAGGAATGACCGATACATCGATAACCTTTTTACCAACTACGTCACGGATAGTTGATTCACTCGCAATACGGTTTACTGTATTGGAAGTTGTTGTTGTTGTTGTGGTATCCGTAGTAGACTCATACGCATTTTCAGTTTCGATTGTGCGTGTGGTTTCATAAGTAGATGTGTTAACAGTCTTAACTTTATCTCTAGTTTCGGTAGTAACAACATCCCACATATCAGTGGTAATTTGTTCGGCAGTCCAAGGGTTGTAATAACCATATGAATAAGAACCTGTTCCACCTAAGCCAAAGTAAGAACCAGACCAGTTACCAGTCCAACCACCCCAATAATTATTGTTCCACCAAGAATCTATTACTGTACGTGAGATTTCTTCTTCACGTTCACGTGATACTTCTACAGTTTCGGTATAAAGAGTTTCCACATCGGTCACATGACCGACTTCAACCCACTCACCGAGAGTTTCGGTTGTCTCGGTACCAATAAGAACAGGATCCGAACTATTGTGTGTTATCGAAGTTGATGTACCACTTACAAATGAAGTTGCAGCATCACCAGCTTCTAGGTCAGAAGGATCTACACCAAACCATTCGTTCTCGGAGTTGTTCCAGTTCAATGCGTGTTTGAGGTCAAATTCACTTGAACGACCCACAACAGTTTCACCAATCTTCTGAGTCTCTTTCCAAGAATCAGTTTCCGGAGAAAGTTCTACACTACCGACAATGGTAGGAACATAGAAAGGTGCGAGGTTTTCTGTACCAGAAGCGAGTTCTTGCGCTTCATATGCAATTTCGGTATGGTTCAACATAACGAAGTCACCGAATACACCGGTACGTAGTTGACCGACATGATCACTGTCATAGAAAAGATCTGCACAGTCTTCTACAAAAGTAGGACGTAACAGTTTACCTCTCTTGTCAATCGCAGCACGATATTCAGGAGACTTAGTTTGAGAATGAGAATGTGACTTGAAGTTGTCCACAAAGAATCCAGACTTAGCACGATCATTACCCGCAGAATCCAAAACATTCATCATTTTAGTATTCAATTCGAGAAGTGACAATGTAGTCATTTCTTCAAGACGATCAACTTTTTCTTCTAGTTTGTTGATGTCCTGCATCGTATAACCCTTACGTGGAATAAGAGTTGTTCTCAAATCCTGAGTGTGCATGGTATTAGCATTCAGTTTCAGTTTATAAAGATCAATACAATCCACAGGAACATCAGGGTATTTCGGACTCAACGAAGAAGAACCGGTGATATAACGAAGTTCACCTTGTTTAGATATTACCAGACGGTCTGCACGAGGTAAGTAGTATTCGGCATCTGTAGTGATAGTATCGGTAGGTACCGGAAGAGGACAAATTGAACCAGCAGAAAATGAACCAGAGCCATCAGTTGAAGGACGGAAGTCGATTGCATCACGTAGTGACAGAAGACCACCATCAGGCAATTTCTGGCCAGGAACTTTAAGATAATCCAATTGACCATCATAAGAGTTCACAGCATAGAACTGCCCACTTACCGAAGGTTCGAAATACTTATATCGTACAAATACGGATTGACCTGCACTATCAAAACCACCACCAGAATAGATTAATCTACTGTCATCTTGGTGAGTAGTACGGTTACCCGCATCGAATAAGAAACTGGTGAATACATCTTCACCATCAGAATCATTAAGAGATACACGTTGAATACTATAGACATCAGATTTACCGAGAGGAAGGAAATATACACCTGCGCCATCAGAGTCTAATGAAGCAGTTACCACGGTTTCGGTCAGTGTCTTTGTTTTAACACTTGCGTTAGTTTTTCTTATGAATACAATTGCTTCATATGCAACACCATTCGACAACCCACTGAACAAAATGTCTGTGTTTCCGGATTGGATATTTGATGCAACACTTGAAGGTGCAAACTCAGTTGCAGAAGCAACAAGGATATCACTTTCATTAACAAAACGTTCACCAGCATCGGTCAGTGTGATTGTGTGACTAGTACCAGAAGCCGTAAAGTTGTACTTCTTCATAAATGTCATAGTGACATCAGTGAAAGACTTGGGTCGTCTTAATGGAGTATCAAACAGTAAAGCATTTTTCTTAGGTTCATGTACAATACTTCCGCCATTACCTGTTACTTGAACAAGGTTTATGTAGTGAGTATTGGTCGAAGATTTAATAGATTTGACATCACGTAAACTATAATTATAGTTATCTCGTTGGATGTCGAATAAATGTGCCTTGTATAAAGGTGGTCTCACATAGGTGTATCCACCAGTACGAAGTCCTGTGGAACCTTCGGTCAATGCACGAATGTGTGCAGTACCGATTGCACTATCTGCACCATCAAAACCCGCATATAATGTCACCTCTTCGCAAGTATCAATATCCAACATACCAACACCACTATCGAAATAGTAGTAGTTCCCGTAGTCGATACCAATCTGTTCTTCTTCTCTTGCAATAGTGTCTCTTGCTTTAGGAATCGGTATATTGCGAGTAGAAGTAGTTGCAGCTCTATATCCATCGATATATGCTGTGCCTGGATCTACCTTCAACATCAATGTAGATGATGCGTTTGTACCATTAGGTTCTACGCGAAGTTTCCAATACTTCTGGATGAAGTCTCCATTAATCTCTCGGACACGTGTAGCAACGTGATTCCGGACTCTATTGAAACCTTCATCATCAGATTGTTGATCGACTAATCTACCACCTTCGATACGACCGAAATACACGAAGGTATCTCCGGTCACCATCTGGTCTCGTCTAGTAAGAACAAGTCGGATACGATAACGGTCTGCGCCAGGCGAAGCACGGTTAGGAGTTACATTTTGATTGTCATACAGTGCATCAGTATCGGATACTGTTATAATGTCTTGAATAACTTTAAAACCAATATCTGCTGTCTGGAAATTCTTATACTTATCAAGGAATAGACTCTGTTTAGGACAGAATACAAAGTGTCCTTGAACATAAAATTCTGATTGTCCAACTTCAACCTGAGAACCATATCCGACTGCCGGATTGGTAGATGTGTTGATTGTTTGAACTGTTAAGTTAATGTTAGACCCGTTGGAGAGTACTTCGCCAGGCGTAACAAAGGTACTAGTAGTAAGTGGTAGACTAGGACTCTGTGTATTTGGATTGTCCAAGTACTGGACAAAAAGAGTATCAGGGTCACTGTTCACAGAAGCAACTGCTTCATAGATCTTGACTTTGATACTCGAATCCGCACCAGTTAACACGACACCCTTCAATGCACTTACAGTATCAAAAGAGTTATTTTGATCGTTCTCTATTTTGATGAACGCATAATGGTTGTTAGGTGCAACACCACCAGCTTTAGTAGGAACACCATCCTTTTGGAATATGTTATCAGCAAACCTTTTAATTTCTTTTTGGATGATGGTCTGCATCTGTGTAAGTTCACGTGCTTGCAATGCACGACCGGCATTGAACAAGATACGTGAGTAATTATCACTATCCGCGTGATCATCCTTGTAGGTTGATCTGAATGTTTGTTCTGTAAATGTGTTTGGCATTTCTTAATCCTAGATAGTAATTACGATTTTCAGGTCTTCGGTTTGATCGGTGGATCGCGTTACAGCTGAACGGTTATCAATATATAGTAGATCCCCAGTGTACGGATTAAACTCACCGTCTACTTTACTGGTTATCGAACCGTTAATATTTGTGTTACCTACCACCTGAATTTCTTCTGCAACTTGGAAGGAAGTGAATCCAGTTGTTTCGTTTTGATGATACCAGATTGTATCCGAATCATTAGTGTTGTCGATGATTGCAACTGCGCCAGAAGTAACACCTTGAATCTGAGATTTTTGCACAATAGACTTGACAAATCCTGATCCATCGTGTATAATACTATTAAGTGCCAGGGCGGAAGTAGATGTAAGTAAAACACCTTCTGCACTATCAACTCTTGGATTGCGTACCAATAATACTTGACGGAATATCTCGTCACCAGTAATAAAGTCACCGTTTTCAATACCATCTGGTTTGGAGTTAAACATAACACCATTTGCCTTCAGGTCAATAACAGGATTAGATCCAACACCAGATGCTTGTCCCAATACAGGACGAACAATACAAGAGTCACCACCACCACCAGAAATTAATACGTTTGCATAGTCGTAACCACTACCAAAGTAAGAGTTGCCCGAGTTACCCGCAGAGTCGGCCTTGACCTTGATGTCTACGATAGTCTCACCCGCACGTACCGCATAAGCAATCGCACCAGTACCATTACCCACGATACTTACCGAAGGTGGAGATGTATAACCAGATCCACCATTAGTTACTTTATAACCAACGATTTGTCCTTTTACCGCAGCGTTCTGGACTAGTTGTTGTTGTAGATCTTCGGCAGGAGAATCCGAGTCGGTTGAACCAACAAATCTTACAGGCATATATGCAGATGACAAAAACTTATCTGCACGTAATGCACCGATAGAGTAAAGGAACTTCCACGTGTAACCATCCGCAGTACGGAATGGTGTACCGGTAGTGTTACCAGTAGGTTGGTTGGTAGATAACTGCGAAGAACCATCCTGTTTCTTACCCTGTTCCAAACAGATGTAAATCTCGTTATTCGAGTTGATTACATAGAAAGGATTCTCGGGGAAACCTACATCGTTATCATCATATGCAGAGTAGATAAGGTTAGCAACCCATATTCTACGTGGAATTACATATGAGGCATCTTCGATGAGTTTTGCAGATTGCAAAGAACTTCTTGCCTGTCTGACAGAACGTGAATCATTAGTAGGAACAGTCGCAAGATCAGAAGCATTCCAATCTTCGGATCTACCAATGGCCGCATAGTATCTTACAGAAGAAGAGTCTAAGTCCGTAAGAAGATCATCTAAGACCTGTTTTTTAAATTGATCGGTAATTACTGGCATTTTTTATATATTCCTACGAAGTTGTTACGTTATCAGTTTTATTTATCACAATCCACTGAGTCCCAAACCACATCAAAGTAACAGATTCGTTCTGTGGTAGTATAAGACTTGCATACGCAGCAAGATTACTTGAAGTTTCGTTAATAGTTTGCGTACCCGCACCTTTATTAACAAGATATTTAACTTCACCATTTAGTCCAGATGTACCACTTGCTAAACTGTGTGCACCGGTAGTACCATTGGTGAATAATGTTATTGGTGAATTTGCACTTACAGTACCACCACCTGTCGAAATACCCTGTGTTTTTAATACAAATTTAGAGTCAACTTTAACTCCACCATTACCCGAACCCTTGAGTGATAGTGCGGAGTTTGCTTCACCCGCAGCTTGCACTATTGCAGGTACGTTAGTGGGGGAGTTACCAATTCGAATAAAGTTTGTTGCAGAACCGGAGTCTTGGAATTGTATTAATTCGTTACCCGCACTATCAAGAATCTCTTTACCGATAACCGGAGAGTTAAGAGTAGGATTCTGAAGTGTCTTGTTCTTTAATATTGCGGTGTGGTTATTAAATACAAAAGTATCTGCCGCACCCAACAGTGGTAATGTAATTGTTCTATTCGCAGCCAACTCATTCACTGCAACCACATATCTGTGATTCGATGAAGTGTCATTAATCTGTGGGGTAGTCAAAATAGGACTTAGTAAAGTCTTGTTAGACAATGTTTGTGTTGCAGAGTCCATAACCAATGCACCAGAATAGTTCGGTATTGTAACCGTGTTATCTGCTGTTGGGTTAGCGACTTGCAAACGAGTCTCAAAATTGTTCTCGACAGATCCTTCGAATATAATACCCGAAGAGTCAAAGTCGATCAACGCCATCAGAGATGCACCATCTCCAAGTTTGCTGTAGATCTCTTGGAAGTTTTGTTCAATCTTCAACGATGCAGTACGAAGTGTATCACCCGTACCATCGTTCGCGATTGTGCCTCTGTTTAATACTTGTCTAGTCATTCTCTTTTTACCTAAAGATTATATGTTCTATTTATACTAATAATTGTTATCTATTACTTTCTATTACTTCACGGAGAGAAATTTCTCCATCAGAATCTCCGACCGGAGTCTGGAATAGATTATTATCAGAATCTATACGAGAAACCTGTGGGTTCCACGTGAAGGTTTCTTGATCTATACTTTCTGTAGATGATAAATCGAATCCAGAGTAAGTAGTTGAACCGTCACTATCATCATCCAACGTTGGGGAATCAGGCGTGAGGTATTCACCAAGACTTGAATACAGTCTATCGAGGTTATCGATTGTAAGATCTTGCACGTCATTCAGGTCATTACCCATAGGTATACCCAGATACAATTCACTTGAGTCTCTGGCCAGACCTGCACTACTACCCATATTTGTTCGGAACTTCAAAGTTCCTCCTTCATCGGTCGCACCAAAGTCGAATAGTGCGGTATGTTGTTGGAAACCAAGTGGTGATAATCCACCAATACCTTCCAATACAATCGGTGGTTTGATTGCTTCGCCCGGATCATACTGTAACTGATCTATTGATGCAGTACCTACGATTTGAGTGAGACCACCAAGGTACATACCGGCAGGATGCACCATGAGTTTATATGCATCACGCCATTGCGCAAGAGAAAGTTCTGATCTAATCTGTATTGCGTAGGTTTGATATAGTTTATTGTCAGTAAGGTACCTTGCACTCTCTGCACCAACCTTAGACTCATTCAACTTGAATATGTATTGTTTTGTGTAAACAACATCTGGTTCAATGTCAAAGAAAGTTTTAAAGAATTGTCGAATACTGTATCTAGTACCTTTGGCACGATACAGATAACTTGAGTATTTTACTGCGGTTCTTTTATCAACAAACCCTTGAAAGTAATTCTGACCTAACAGATACTCATCTTCAAAATAAGTAAGAAGATCCAAATCTGTTTGTGACACATCTCGCGTCTCGAACATGTTGTTCAAAAAACGAGTCAACGAATCTTCTTGATTCTCAAAGTCAAAGTAGGCCTTGATGAAACTTACAAACTTAGGATACTCTGCAAGGATATGCGAAGGTAAGACGGACTCGATCTGATCCGCTCTCAGATTGATGTCACGTCTTGTAGTATCTTTATGTGTTTTATCGAATATTGACATTAGTTACTCGCTGTGGTACGTAAACCTTTCGCACTTAATCTCGTATTATCATAATCTAGAATGTATTCTCTCTGTGGTACTATAGCACTTGCGTTAGCAGGAGTACATGAAAGTTTGATCAACTTCGATTCGTCCGACTTAAATCCTACAAGATTGATGATACCAGAACCGGATTCGTAGAAACCGATGTTGTCGGACTTCACGTCACCTGTACCAACATCAATGATCTGGAGTTTGTTTGTGGTCAGAAGATTTCTAATCTTACAGTTTAATGATTGTCCACCAAAGGTACGTTTGAACGTAGAAGATTCTATAATGAAGTTCACATCATCCGGATTGGCGATAGAAGAAGGAAAACTAAATTTGAAATCCTGTTCTACACCAGCCGAAGGCGTGAAACGTTGTTGCATCTTCACATCTGCGCGAGATGATAGAATAGCAGGACTCACGTCATCTATCAAAGTCAATAAGTTAGACCTACGGAATGCCTGTCCAAACTTACCGGTATTGGTCGAGAAGTAATCTAGCATTACACCTTTAACTTGTTCTTGAAGTGCATTGATCGACAAGTTAGTATAGTCCGGATTGTATTGGAAGAAGACATTGGTTTCGACAAAAGTCTCTACCGGATCAGTAAATTGTAATCCAAACGAAGCAATAGAGAGTTGATCGACCAACACTCTGATATCGTCTTTAGTGATATCTTCTAAGGATTGTGTAACGTCCCCTTTGAATTTTATTGATAAGAAAGTCTGACCATACTCGGGTTGAAGATTATCTTCTCCACCCCAAGCAATGATGTCGTCAATCAATGAACCATATGAACGTAACACCAAGTTAGCATAATCAACGTGTGTTACCATTCTGTTCTGTGTTGCATATCGGAATGGCGCATTTCGTCTAATAGAATCCAATGTTTCTTTATTAGTACCACCGACCGATCTATTGACTGTCGATACTACAGGTAATCTTTGTAGACCACTACCACTAGTCGGTTCGGTCACTTCTACCGTATTAAGGGGTTCGAATAATCGTCCACCATTTGCATTCGCACCATCTACCGAGAGATACTCAACTGTGATCTTTGCACCAGCTTTAGGTACCGCACCAAGTGTGGAACCATTACCAAAGGTTAACTCATAGTAACCATTTGGTGCTTCCTTTAGAATGTATGCAGGAGTGGTTGCAGTTATATTAGTTGCAGTTTCTAGATTAACATAAGTAGTAAAGTCATCAGAAGTTGAACTCTCATATATTCTAACTATCGCAGTTGCACGGTCAAGGTTAAGATCGGGAATGATGTACATAGTTTCTTCTGCATCTTCCCCTGCAAAGAAAGTTTTAGTCTTTGCAATACCTTCGTAAATAGGGATACTGGTAGAACCCGACAGTGTTGTGAACTGGAAGAAGTTGTTACCGTCATTAGTAGCCTGAATCAATTCCTTAGTCTGGAATGTGTAGGATGCATCATCAATAGATGCATTAAACTTATATCCAGATGCAATCTGTAAAGTCTCAGGTACATCTGCTTGGTCGATACCGATGTTGAAGGACATATTGATAGTAGCTTGTGATGCAGTTTTTGACTGAGGTACATAACCCAATGTCTCTGCGTGTGATACGACCGAAGATCTCAACTGTGCAGTATTCAAGAAAGACTCGTTCAACGCCATGTTTGCAGTTAAACCATTGATGTGCGTATTGTAAGCCAATACATCCAATAGATTAGATATACCAGACGCTTCGAAGTCATAGTCCGAAAACTCCGACTGTTGTTTTAGATATGTCTTTAGATTGTTTTTGATCGCATCAAAATCTAAAGATGAGGAATTAATAGTCGTTGCCATTATCGTAACCTATTCAGTCTGGTTGTAAATTCTACGGATTGATTAGAATTTACGATGTTAAAAATTATCGTAAGTGTAACACTGTTTCCGTTCTCATCTACTTCGGGAATTACTTGTAGAGTTTCGGAATTTATTCTTGGTTCGAAAGCACGAATGTTCTGTATAATCGCATTTTCCATCTGATTCATTGTACCTTGATCCATCAACTCAAAGAGGTAACTCTGGAGGTTTGCACCAAAGTATGGAGCAAAGGGTTTCTCGGTTCGGTTTGTCATCAATAAGTTTTTTAAAGATTGCATGACAGATGATACCGCAGTTTTCTTATACACGTCACCGGCACCCTTCGCTGCAAACGAAAGGTCAATATCGATATACTCACTGTTCGATGTCGCTTTGATAGTGGAGAATTGTTGTAATCCACCGTCTTCTATAGAAAATGCTCTAGCCATTTGTCTTTCCTAAAATATTATAATTCTATTTATACGTCTTCGAGAACTTCTACTAACTCATTCTTTGCAAAAAGTGTCCCGTTGTATCTTGTTTCTAATTGTTTTTTATAATACACTCTCCAAGTAATACCATCGACTTTCGGCATTACAACGGTCACTTGCGCATTGAGTTTTCCTGTTGGATCCCACTTATCATACTCTAGAATAAGTTTCTCGTAACCAACATAGTCCTTGATATACTCAGCAAGATCAAATGTTCTTTCGTAATCTATCTGACCCTGTTCATCCACAACTTTGTAACTTACCATTTGTCCGTCTTGTTTTAGAAGATTTTCTCCTGCAACTGTTTCAAGAGGGCCACCACGGTAAACCCCCTCCGAGACAATAAGACGTACATCTTTGAACATGTCAATGTTACCATTGATTCTACGGAACAACTCTGCGTGTAAATAAAGATTGAACGCGAGTTGTTGTCTTTCATACGGACTATTTTGGTATTTGTCTATGGTCGATAAACTACACGGGTTTCCTTTACTACCAAGAAACTTCGAGAGTGATACTCCAGGCGAGAGTTTAGTAAAAGAGGTAATGTCCTTCGCGTCAACCAAAGCTGGATTGTATTTTTGATCCGGTACAATTGTTATCATTTGAATCTCTTACCTCTATTTTTCACTGAGTTACCAAGTGGAGTATAACCAAATCTTGGAGATGTCTGTTTTTTGGCAATACGTCCCACCTTCGGAGGCAAAGGATTTGTCCAGTCAGAGGCAATCATACCATTCTTTATCAGTGCGTCAGGGAATGATATACCCTTCTCGTTGAGGATGGTTCGGTTGGCTTCGTCTCGCATTGTAGATCGGATTTCATTTATAGTGGGTTCCTTTTCAAATAGACCCGCATAGTCATCACGTAACAATACATGATTTCGTATAGCATCCTTACTATCAATTGATATTGCACGTATAGACAAGTGTCCATCGGACAAAAGACCTGCAACGGCATCTGTCTTAGGTATTGGTTTCAGTGGAGATAATGATTCCATATTAGTAGGAACATCAGGCGCACCACCACTTGGTTGTCCACCCTTTTCCTTGGATGCTAGTTGCGCAGTCTTAGCGTTCTCTGCTTTATGTGCAAACTTAGACTTTATCGCTTCGAGCGCCTGGCCATGGAAAGAACCATAGAATGATGCTCCCGAAGTAAATGGTACCGCACCTTGAGGCCCCATATAAACTGGGCCAGTAAACTCGACTTGTTCACCCCCAATCGCACCTTTCATACCAAGTACCGAGATTTCAGTTGCAGAAATATTACCCTGTAATGCTGTCATTACAAATTCTTCTTCGGCAGACACATGGAAACGATTACCGGTGAACATTTCAATCTCGGCACCTACGTTGTTCTTCCAGTGACCTTTGATTGTACCATAACAGTTACCCAAAACAATATCAGATTTGTGTTCGATTGTTTTGTTTACCGCAGTACCTTTGGTTGTGTAGTCGGTGTTCAGTCCTACCGTTGTGGTATTGTTCTTACGTATTTCGGTATTAGTATTACCATCAACGTTGACATTGTAATCGCCACCAACACTGACATTATAGTCACCCGTCACTTCTAAGTTTAGGTTACCATTATACACCAACTTACCGTTACCTTCAACAATAACAGTATGGTCACCACCAGTAACCTCAACCTTGTTATTGACCGCAGAGATGACTACAGACCCGTCTGCACGTACTTCTACACCTGCACCCTTACGATGTTTGATAAGAATACGTTCTCCGCCAGGCGTGTCATCATAGGAGATGATATGTCCCGATGCAGTTTCCTTTACTTGGTTGAAGGGGAATCGAGAAGGTTCTTGGTCTTCGAGATCCAAGTCAGTTCCTTCGGTACCACCCCCAAGATAAAGATTCTCTACCTTGAGACCACGTGCAGATCTGTTTAATGACGACCCGTAATGATATTCCCTCTTGGGGAATTCTCCTGTAGGATCTTGGAAACCATCAATTGGAACACCTTCGGTATTTTCAATTGCAGGATTATCACCTATCGTTTTTTTATTCGTTATAGTTGTCATACGGCCTTCTTCAGTTTCAGACCATTTCGGTCTAATGATGTTTCTGTCAACGGATCTGAGTATACTGTCTTCTTACCAAACTTATTCTCAACAAAAGATATAACATCGAAGTATGGATCTTGAGATGAGATATCAATATCATTGTGACCCAGTACTTGACCGCCCGGAACGGTTTGGTAAAACAGTTCAAGGAGTGTTTCTAATGTCTTCATCTGAGATATAGTGAACGAACTCGCAGATAGATTCAGTAGTGGGTTGTCAGCTTCAGAGGGAACGTTCACACCACCGACCAGACATACGTCAATACAGTTGAACTTGTGTCTGTTAATGTCGCTTGCTTGTGCAACATTATCTACAGGTAACCCGCGTTGCATAGTACCATCACGTCTAATTACAAAGTGATACTGGATACCAAGATGACCCGCATCATTATGTCTTAGTTGAATTTCTTCTGCACCAATGTTCGCATTAGTATAAGTTTCACTTGCGTGAATAATAACTTCAGATACCTCTCTGGTCATTCTAACAAATTCTAGACCAAGTTCTTCTTTAGAATCTACATAACTAAATTCTCTAATGTATCCGGCAGAGTATCGTTTAGAAAGTTCTAGTAGATCCAGATCTTCTGTGTAGAATTCACCTGCTTCAGATACAACACTTCCTGCTATTGTGGTGTCCACTAGACTAAGTGCATTCTCAATCTTAGTGGTCTGATTGTTAAAGTTTTGTAATTCAGACTCGGATATTCCCGCAGCTCTTGCTTTACTGTTTATCGTTTGATTGAATTCTTCGACACTACCAGCTTCAGTTTCCTGAATGACCTTCCGCATCTCTGGCGACAAAGACTTATCCTTCAAGGTAAGTGCTTTCATTGCTTTACTTAAATTGATGTCTCCCCCAGACATAACATCGTTCATTATACCCGAGAGAAAATCTTTATCGAGAGATTCTCCCGCACCGAACAATCCAGTAAGAGCACTACCAACCGAACCGGTCAAATCTTCGAACAGGTCTTGTGCAGTACCAAATCCTAAATTTATATCCGAAGAAACTCCGCTAACAAGATCCGTTACCGCACTTCCTATACTACTCGTAATAGAACCGAATCCATCCGAGATTATACTCTTTGCTTCATCGAGTCCAGTCGTTAATGCAGAAGTAAGTGTTCCGGTAACAGATGCGGCCGCAGAGGCAATAGAATTACCCACACCCTCGACTGCGGATACTGCACTTGCAACTTCAGTCAGTAAACTACCACTCTTTGCCTTATCGGCAACTTCATCTAATTTACTCTGTACATTTCCTATACCTTCGGTTATAGAATCACCTAGTGCATCACCACCGGCTTTAGATGCGGATGCGGTTGCCTTGATAGAACTTAATAACGTACCTTTTCTTTCGGATGCATCTTCGATTGCACCGGCAAGTTCATCGAGTGCGGAACCTCCTAATGAAACAATAGTAATACTTTCGACGGGTGGTACAATACCTGTCAAAGATTTTGTAATCTCAGGAATTGTACTCGGTAAATTTTCTCCGGTCTGTACTACAGTAGGTACTAATGCGCCATCGACTAGTTGGGTAATAGGGTTACCCGAGGAGTCTTCGGTGGGTAATCCCGATCCGTCTAAAACAAATTCTGTTATTTGTGTTGCTACATTTGTCACTGCGACACTAGGAACACCAACATCAGTTATCATCTTGGATGGATCTGTTTTGGGGTATACTCCCGCAGTAGGAAGTATTTGCGACAGTGAACTTGTTGTATCACCCTTAGAGTTGTTGTCTAAACTCTTGAATCCGTTCACATCAACTTCCACATTCTTACCGAGTACAGTAGAAGAATTTAGTATGTTAGCGTCCTGAGACTTTACGACTTGCGCATTGAGGACATCCAAGTTTGCAGTTGATACGACCTTTGCCTTGAGACCATCATTAAGTTTTTGGAGATTAGACATTTCTATACCTTCTTATTCGCATATATTTCATATACTCTTTTTACTTCACTGTTGTAATCATCTTGAATAGGAGCATAATGACGACCTATAATTTTACCCAGAGATCTTGGTTTTGACTTGTCAATAATATCTGAATTCAAAATGCGAATGTTTGCATCTACGTGAGTAGTATTTAGTTCATATGATATGAATGCTAATTGTGTACTGAAATGCCACCATTCATTACTGAAGGCCTTCAGACGAGTAAACCTAACGTCACTCCAACCCATCAGACCGGTACCACCCACATTTGTGTATGTGGTATCAAAACTACTGTTAGTACGTGAGATTGCACCTACTATCGCACAAGCTTGTTTGATACTGTATCCGGTAGAAAGGAAGAACTTAACAGCAACATCTCTGCGCAACTTCGAAGTGAACTCGTCGATAGGGAAGTTTCTGACTTCATTCTTCAATGCTTTCGAGGACTCATCGATAGAACCTGTTGATTGGTTATAGAACTCTTGGTCTGGACTTATTCTCTCAAGTAAACTATCGAATGCAACTTGTTTTTGAATCGAAGTTGGATATTCTGTACGGGGTAATGATCCTATCACGATAGGAACCTGAGACTCAGTACCATCCATAAACATACCAAAAACAAAAGAACCTGCCTCAAGTCTTGGAGTAGAACCCAATCCAGACACACCACCCTCGGTGGTAGGTAATACTACCTGCGCCCACGGGAGATCATTCTGTCTCACTTCACGAGTAGATGGGTTATGGATACCATGGATACGCAGACGTACACGACCCTCCAAACCATAAGGAGGGGATGTGTCGATTACGTCAGCAACAAACCAACGAACCTTATCACCGTAATAATTAATCAATGTTTGGCCCCTTCTCTAGTTTGAATACTGTCATTGCAACATCATGTCGAGTATCTCTAAAGGTATGTCTTGTATTGTAAATAAGAAAGTCACCACTCTTTAATGCATCGAGTTGATCCGGACTCTCGGGATTATTATCATCGTTCAAAACATTAATGCGGATCTTGTCACCTACCGAACCACCCGAAGCAATGAAACCTGGCCCCGGCACCGTAACATCCATCATGTTTTTGAATATGGCGTTTCGGAATGCAAGGTTCTCAATCTTCTTGAGGAACATAGAAGGACTCACTTCGTCATGAATACTTTTCTTGTCATGGTAAACACCCCGAGATACTACACTATGGAATATCTTTGCATTGGTATTATGTAGGTGATCCCCTTCGATGTTCACATTAACGAAATCCGGTGTTTTATACGATGCATCATAAACATTTTGTTTTGCATAGTTTATAAACCCTTGTTCACTAGACTTCAATAATAGTGATTCTAGACTAAAGTGTTGTGCGGTTGTACGACCATTACTAATATCGGTCACAGTATATAATGAACCTATACCACCAGACATAAGTTGATTGAGTGTGTTTTGTAACTTACTAGTCTTCATCGACTGGACTTGAAAATATTGATGACTTATACTTCCGATCTCTTCTTGTGCCTGTGTGTTAGCAGGAGAGAAGATGAAAGGAATCTGTTTATTCCATGCGGGTTCTGACAACATACGATCCAGACTTGCGAGTCTTAGATCTTGATCATGGATAGACGCATATAGAAAGAATGGCATACCCAAAGATGTGGTTGCCTTGTTAGTCAACCAAGTTGCAGCCTCAAGGGGGTGCATATATGGAATGATACCTTTGAAGTTACTCTGAACAGATTCTCCTGCATAAGAAATATCCACATTCTTACCACATTCGTTCTGACACAGTTTTATTATTTCAGTGCTCAAGTCATCTCGTATTGCACGTGAAATGTTTTTGGTCTTACTCACGAATGCGTGTTCGTCCATAAAACTAAATACGTATAGAGAAGAATTGCCTGAGTTAGAGGACTTGACGATGTTGTCGATACCGGTCAATAAGAAAGAACGATCCATAACAACTTCTTCGGATTCGGTCTTACTCATTTCACTTAACATTTTAATATGCAGTCTGTCGGTTCCACTGAATCCTAAACTGTCAAATATTCCTTGGTCATCAGATATTATGACTTGACCACTGATATATGGTTTGTCTAGATTCTCAAAGAACACCAATTCTACGATCAGAGAACGAACATCGACAATGAAATCCGGTAACCTGTCCGAAGTTATCTCGGCGACTTTATATTTAAACTGTGATTGTCTTTCCATTATTGACCCATCAGTGCAGAGAACTCATTCACAATACCCTTTATAGAATTGGGTTTAATGAGTTTGATTTGACGGAGACTCTCGTTCACATTCGACAGATAGTCTTTCATGGTCACTTCGACAGCACCCACCGGTTTGACTTGGGTCAGTGGATTAATATCTATCCAGTTACCATCAACATCTTCGTAGTGATGCGTCCCCAAATACTGAGGTTGTTCACCATATACCAACATTGATGTCACAGTGCCCGCAGGATTGGTATATGACAACTCTTCTCCGGTTTGAAAAGATCCGTCAGTCAAGTTCTTGGTATTAATATAATACGTCAACTTATATTCTGAAGTAGGATCGAATGCGACATTGGTGATGGTTGCTTTTCTCTCGAAAGGATCTAATGTTGTTTCATACGAAGATACTTGTAAACCATCTTTCAATAACACCCATGTAAGGGGTTGAGTAAAGGTTTCTGCCCCTAATGCATCTGTCCTCTCTAGGTTTATAATACCATTAGAGTCCGGAGTCACAACCTCTTCACTTACTTCCGAAGTCAATACAACATTGATAGTATCGATAATAAACGTTCCGAGTGATAGATCTCTTTTGATGATCCGTCCTCTGGTACCGGATACGTTACCCGTTACGATAGCACCAACTTCAAATTGATCAGGTGCGGTACCTATAATTTTAGTACGATAGATTGGTTGGTTGTCATCATCATAGTAATCAATAACATCTTCTTGTTGCAACTGTACCGTTACCATTCGGTGTGGGTATCTTTTCTGTGCAGCACTATGAACCTCTAACAAGGTCAGTGGCCAACCACCCTCTCGGATATGATCGTTCATGAGAAAGAATGTCCAATAATAATCCGTAGTTCCGTAAAAACGAAATGATGTTTGGTCAGGTCTTTCGTTGGCAGGTATAGTATAGTCGGTAACAAGTAAATCACGTGACTTTATCTGGTCAATAGCATCGACATATTGTGTTAGATTGGTCGCGACAGAAAGAGAAGTCTCGTCACCAAACCGATAAAGTGTTGGTCTGAAGTTATAGAAATATGACATTAGAAACCTCCTTCAGATACGTCTTTGCGTACTAGTGCTTTCGTCTCTTGGAAACTCAAGGTCATGTCAACTTCCATGAAGTTACCATCCTCGTGCATTGCCATTTGAGATGCGTTAAATGTTGTAGATACATCACGAAGATAACACGGTTTGATCTTGGCAAGGCCAGGAATCTTATCACCGTCATATTCGAATGCTATGTTAAATTTGTTAGGGAACTTATAACCTAATGATATTGAAGCATCACCAACATTCGCAGTAATCTCATCCGGATACAATTCGGTTCGCAACAGTTTGATGATTTCATTAATCTCTCTTGCTTCTTTTTTAGACTTTGCAATCATCTTAAATGCGAATGTAAACTCACGAATGTTCGGTTGTTTGAACAATATGCGTGAATTGGGGTTCAGTGTAACACCACCGGCAAGTTTCGAAGCTGCTTGTGCCTCTGCACCATACGACCCAAACTGAGATGCAAGTTGAACACCTGCGAGTTTTGCAAGATCTCCATTATCTCCACTAGTAAGTTGACTTACAAATGAACCCAATCCTTTGACCATAGATTCTGCGAAACCTAATCCAGCTTCCATAGATGCACCTGCGGCACCCAGATCAAAGTTCTCATATGTCACATTATCACGGAAGGCAAGACCCAAAGGGAGGTATAAACTAATTGAACTAGTAGTTATGGGAATACTTTGTCTGGTAGAATTTGACTGTTTCTCAAGTCCTTCATATGATCTTATTTGTTCGGTGAGTTTTTTTGATTCATCGATAATTTTCTCAAGTTCTTCTTCATCACCTTCGGCTGCAATCTCGTTAGCTCTTTTCTTCAGAACTTCCAAATCACCTTTCAACTTTTTGGTCTGCGAGGCGAAGACGTTGTTACTATTTGCGCCGGTGGGTTTATCTTCATTTAAACTGAAAATTACCCGTGCCTTGTAATCAGTATCTTCTAGTGGGTACTTGAGTTGTCTAATAGAACTCTCACCGCCCACAGGTACTCCGACAGGTACTGCCCGTGGTTTTTGTTTTCCACCTCGTGCAACTGCTAGTTGAATCTGTTCCGGAGTGAGTTTATCTCCGACCTTTACGTCATATATATTATCAGGCATTTATCCGATCCATAAATAGGTTAAAATCTTTAAAACTTTAAAACTATTTATATGAAAACTTACAAAGGAAAATACAAAATCCGGAATGAATCCAAGTATCTTGGTGATCCCAAGAATGTGGTGTATCGTTCGGGATGGGAAAAGGCTGTCATGATATGGTGTGACGACAATCCCAATGTGGTTGGTTGGGTAAGTGAAGAAGTTATTATACCATATATTTGCGAGACTGACAAGCGTCCCCATCGTTATTTCATGGACTTTATGGTCAAGTACAAGGATGGACGCACTGTACTGATCGAAGTCAAACCGCATAAAGAGACAATCAAACCCAAGACCGGACAAGGAAGACCTCGAAGACAAGTACTTAGTGAAACATTGACATATATTAAAAACATAAGTAAGTGGACAGCGACCGAGAAGTATGTTGCTGATAGAGGATGGCACTTTGAAATATGGGATGAACACAAACTAAGGGCTATGGGGATACTACCCAAACCATTAGGAAAGAAACCAATTAAACCATTGAAGAAAATGAAACCGTATAAGAGAAAGAAGTGATTGACAAGAAAGTATATTTTATAGGAATGAACAAGATTGCAACCACGTCATTCCACGAGTTATTTAAAGCATCAGGATACCGGTCATGGCATTATTCCTGCATGGACGAAGTTACTATGGAACCGTTGGTACTCGCACAACAGATGGGACAGAATGTTGATGAAAATAAATATGTGATGAAAAGTATTGATCATGCACAGGTCTATAGTGATTTGTTTTTCCATCGTGATTATGCGTGGGTAGATGGCGTCAAGTGGTTCGACAAACTCTACAATAATAATCCAAATGCTTATTTTATATTACAGACTCGTGATATGGAAGACTGGTTGGACAGTAAACGTAGACACAAGGACGGTGATTATATGAGACGTTGTTGTGAATATCATGACCTAGAGCCAGATGAGATGTTGGAGTGGTTTCGCAATGATCGAGAAGAACATGAAGATAATGTTCGTTCTTTTTTTACAAACAAGAAGTATGCAAATTTCCTTGAATGGAACCTCAGTACCGACCACATATCGAAGTTGATCAATTTCGTCAAACCAGACTTTATACTCAAAGAAAAAGATTGGGGGCGTCATGGCAAACTATATAAATAAAGACATGGATTTTAACAGGAAGACACATGTCTGACATATTCAATAGATTAGAACGACAGGCATTCCGTGCGGGTATTACACCTCGGACGAAGGAAAGTCGTGCGTGGTTTCTGAAGAAAGCACAGAATATGCGGGGTATCAATCGAGAGTCTTTGATGAAGGAAGAACCCATCAAGGCAAGATCTAAACAGATCATTGGTGGTATGTTCATGTTTACCTATGATCCTAAACATAAAGACAAACTACCATACTATGATGCATTTCCATTGGTGATTGTTCTTGGGCCTGCGAAGGGTGGATTCTTAGGATTGAATCTACACTATCTGCCACCCAAGTTGAGGATGCAGTTCTTTGCGAACATCATGGATATCCAAGGTAGTAAGTTGAGTGAAGATGATAAGTTTTCTTTGACATATAGAATGTTAAAGAAATCTTCGAATCTGAGATACTTCAAACCATGTGTTAAACATTATTTGAATTCTCAGGTTACCAGTCGTTTTGCGGAAGTACCTGCACCAGAATGGGAGATTGCAATCTTTCTGCCAACCGCACAGTTCCGCAAACGAAACAGTTATAAGGTTCATTACGATAGTAGGCAGATGATACGATGAGTTCAGGATTTTCAATCGAAGACCTAAAGGGTCAAATAGGTGGTTCAGGTGGACTTGCCAAGGGTAATCAGTTCATGGTCACCCTACCCCAAATAGAAAGTTTCAAAATGGACGCACGAGAGTTGAATCTATTTTGTACTGTTGCAACGTTGCCGGGTAGACAGATAATGTCTATAGATCATGCGATTGGTACGACCAACCGAAAGTTCGCAAATGGATATGCTACCACAGATATGACAATGACGTTTTTGGTTGCAAACAATCATCTGGTTCGTCAGTACTTCGAGAACTGGCAGAACGAAGCGCATAATCAATTGAATCGTACAGTAGGGTACTTCGATGATTATACATATCCTGTAACAATAACTACTATGGAAAGAGGTCTGAGACTTTCTATAATCAAGAAACAGTTAGGGTTTACGGATAAGATCCCATCCTTCCTGAAAAACAGATTACCGAAAGTAGGGCCTATAGATCTCGCACAAGGAGAACTTGATGCAGGTGCTTCTTTTCAAATGAAGAAAACATATCAATGTACTTTGTTGGAGTGTTATCCAACATCGTTGACTGATCAACAATTAGGTAATGGTGAAGAAGGTGTATTGGAATTGAGTGTACAACTATCATTTACTGATTGGGAAAGTGAAGTCGGAGACTACACAAAAGACGGAGAGAACATCGCTCGTGGAGCGATCGGTGGAATCTTCTCAAAATTATTTGGTTAAATAAATTATTAAAAACACTGGAGAATATAATGGCATTACCTAAGTTAAATACATCACCGCAGTATTCATGTAAGATTCCTTCTACTAAAGAAGTTGTTTCTTATAGACCTTACTTGGTCAAAGAAGAAAAGGTATTGATGATCGCATTTGAAACTGGCGATCAAAAAGAAGCACTGAATGCAATTGTCAACACATTAGACGCTTGTATTCAAAATGAAATCGATGTTAATGCATTGACAACATTCGATATTGAATATCTGTTTACTCAGATACGATCGAAGTCTGTGGGCGAATCCGCGACAGTGTTGTTGAAATGTTCTAGTTGTGATCATAAGAACGAAAGATCTATCGATATTGGTTCAATTGATGTGTCTACTAGTGAACTCAGTAACGTCATAGAATTGACAGACAGTGTTAGTGTTGAAATGAAATATCCATCGTATGTTGATATCCAGTCAAGTGATTTGACCGGAGATGAACTTACAGTAGGTTTTAACTTGGTTGCCACATGTATCAATGCAATCTTGACCGAAGAAGAAAGAGTCTCTTCCAGTGACACATCGAAGGAAGAACTAATGGATTTCATCGAGTCTATGACCCAAGGACAATTCAGGAAGTTAGGTGAATTTCTTGAAGCAATGCCCGCAATGATACACACCGAGACATTTGCGTGTGAAGGTTGTGGGGAACAGAACAGTGTGACTTTGAAAGGTATGCAGGATTTTTTATCCTAAACCTTTCTCATGATAGTCTAGTGAATTATTATAAAACTAATTTTTCACTGATACAACATCATAGTTATAGTTTGACTGAAATTGAAATGATGTTGCCGTGGGAGAGGGAGATCTACGTTGCTATGTTAGTTGAATATGTTAAAGAAGAAAACGATCGTATTAAACAAGAACAGATGAGAAACTAAAATGGCAGATGCTTTACTACAAACCTCGATTCAACTTCTAAGAGAAGAGAATGCGAAACAATCTGATCAGGTCATCAAGAACACTGCAACAACAAGTGAAGGTGTTGATGACCTAAAGAAAACTATGAAGGATCTTCTGGGCGAGTTCAGAGGTCAGGCTGGTGACAGAGAAGAGGCCCGTCGAGATTCTGGTAGAACATCTCCTACAGGTGGAGGAACCGGGCCCGAACGTCCAGATCTCGATAAGAAGACTGGCGGTATCTTAGATTTACTCATCGGTATTCCTACCATGGTTCTTGGTTTTGCTAAAGGTCTTGCGATAGGATGGATGAAGGCTATTACAGACACCGCAAAACTTATAAAGAATGTTATATCAGGAACCTTCAAGACTATTCTGTCGGGTGTCAAGTTTCTATTACGTCCTATTACAAACTTCTTCGCTCCATTAGGAAAAAAAATTTCCGATCTTGTTAAACTTGCAAGTGGTAATATCGTGAAGAAATTGAAGGATGTTTTCAAACCGGTTACCGACTTTGCTTCTAGTGTGGTCAAGGTCTTTAAAGACTTGGGTACTGGCATCAAATCACTTGTCACTGATATTAAGATAGGGGTGAAGTTATATGTTGATGGTTTTAAGAATTTTGTAAAACCTATCACTAACGCCTTCAGTAATATATCTAATGCATTCAAAGCAGGTATGAATGGTGTCAAGGGACTATCACAATCTGTAACCGGTACTTTCCGTTCTCTGAATATGTTCGAAAAGACATTCAGAGGTATGGGTAAAATCTTTACCGATTCTGTAAAGTTCGTCAAGAGTGTCGGTACATCTATCACAACTGGATTCCAGACAGTTATTGGAGCATTCAGATCAGCAGGTCAATCATTTGCTAGTGTGGGTAAATTCGCAGGAGGTATCAAAGATTCCTTTAGTAAGATAGTAAAACCAATGAAGGATGTCGTCGCGTACATGCGAGGAATTGCGCCTAATATCTTCAAAGTGTTTGGTGCACTAGGTAGATTCTTTGGTTGGCCACTCACAATCGCTATTGGTTTGTACGAAGGTATTAAAGCATCTCTGAGTAAATTCAAGTCAGGTGATATCATCGGTGGCGTATACGCATTCATGACCGGTGCGATCAATGGTGCAGTATTGAGTTTAGTAGATCTCCTAAAAGACGGTATCTCTTGGATATCAGGTATGTTGGGTTTCGAAAACTTCTCTACTTTCTTGGACAGTTTCTCGTTCTCAGAGATGTTCAGTGAAGTTATGATGAATATGGAGTCGATGATACGTGCTATACCAGACAAAGTCACTTCCATGATCGAAGGTATCAAAGAGTTCTGGAATGGTTTCATGGAGAGCGAAGATCCGATTGGTTACTTGATGGAACCTATCAATCAAATGATTACTGATATCAAGGAGTTTGTCATGGGGTTGATTCCTAGTATGGATGATATCAAGAATATGGCATCTGGTGCATTAGAATCCGTAGGAAATTTCTTCGGATTTGATGGTGACGATGGTGGAACAACCAAACAACAAACTACTCCAAGTACTCAACCATATTCAGAAGTGCCTGTTCTACCTGATACACCTACCGTTGCCGATAAGGAAGAAGAAGTCTTGCAAGTTGTCGATAAACCACAAGTCAAAGAAGAAGTAGAAGTTGTGGTGCAATCCAGAGATGCGGAACGTCTTGCTTATTTAGAAAGGAAACTCGAAAGAGCAGAAGCACGTTTTGAGAAAACAGGTACCGCATCTGCTGCATTGAATATAGACAAGACTCAAGCACAAATTGATAAACTTGAAAGTGTATCTAAACCAGAACCAAAGGTTGAGGTCACCAAGTTATCACCAGAAATTAATGTCGAAAGATCTTCTTCGAGATCAATGAGATCACCTAGAGACAATGGTCTTACCCAGGCACAAAGTGAGAACACTAAGTTAAAATCAGAACAAGGTGCTAATGCAGTATTAGTAAATGCACCGAGTTCTAATTCAGTTACTAATAATAACAACTCAAGTACTGCTGCGATTATGTCACAGAATCAACCGACAGTTGATCAGAACGATAGGACTTATGCTTTATCATAAAAAAGGGGGACTTTCGTCCCCCTAATCTTTAGTCTTCCTGTGCCATCTGCGCAAAGTAAGATAGTGTGTCATCTTCCTCCGCGACAGCACCTACCTTTGGTGCAGGAGCAGAAACGATCTCAGGTTGTGGTGCAGAACGTCCAACGTTCGATTCCGCAGTCTGAGTTAATGCTTCATTACGGATAGTGGTGTTAGCACCTACCGCAGTACCCAATACCAATTCCAGACGTGACTCTAATTCCTGATAGGTTTTAAAGTTAGCAGGATCTACGAACTCACCCAAGTCATACTGTTGATTATAAGTGGCTTCGAGTTTAGTCTCGTCCGACTCATACAATGCAGAAGTGGACTTGAACTCCGACTTATCATAGTTACGGTAACCCGCAACATTACGAATCTTCAGTTCGAAGTCAGCACCATTCCAAAAATCAAATGGGTTGATAGGAGTTTCGCCAGGGAATTGTGGTTGCATCAGATCCATGATTTTGTCAAAGATCTTCTTACCAAACTCATAGTAAAATACTTTACCATTGTTCGATGGGTTTGCAGGATCGTTTACCACAAGGATATTGGACACGTAGTGAAGACGGCGCTTCTGTTTACGTGCAGTTTCTTTGTCATCTTCGATACCCGAGTTCCACAGACGTGAATTCAGTTCGGATACAGGATCCTTCTGACCGATGGTAGTCAACGATTTCTCGATGTACCATTGACCTTGAGGGCCTTTGAATCCGTGATCCCAATATCGTACCCAAGGCATATCTTGACCTTCCATTGCAGGAAGGAAACGGACTACTGCGTAACCATTGCCGTTATCATCAACGGTTGGTTTCCACTTACGTTCGTCATCGTACTTATTGGTTTTGGTGTTAGTACCAGATGCTTCTTGAGCGGCAGATACTAATTTAGAAATGTCGGTAGAACGACTTTTTAGGTTTGCAAAAGACATATGTTTTCTCCAGTATGTTCAGCGTTTTCAGTTTATTTACAGTTTTTTTACACAGCGTATTTTCAATTGTTTCTTGATTGTACCATAGTATTCTAACCTATTTATACACATAAGTCAAGTGTTATTTAAACATCCAGAGAATTAGTTTTCTCTAGGAAGTTCAAATTCATCGCCTCGGTTTCAAGACAATCTATAATTGAAGGCGTCAAGTACTTCTTAACATCTTCAACTTCCATGTTATTCTTCTCGCACATATGAACAATCGAGTCCATATAGTTAAGTCCGGAACTACGTACCGTCCTCTCCACCATCTTCGAGAACCTCTTCTTGTTCATGAAGTTTTCGCTTGTGTTCGTCTCTTCGGTACTCAGATTCGGTACCGTAAATTCTATCGTCATTCTCTTTCATCTCCTCGGTGTATTCACCGATATCTTTATAAAACCATCCCACAACTCTCTTGGGACGACCACTAGGAAAGTATGCAATAGCATGAACGACAGTACCCATCTTACCTTCTCGATGTCTTCCATAACGTGCATCTAACCAGATACTAGAGTCAAGATACCTTTTCAGGTTTCCGAGATATACCTCTAGTGTCTGATACTCATGTCTTTCCTTAGAATCCTTCGACAGTCGTTGTGCCTTCTTGGATCGAAGTTCCACACCTATCTCTTTGACCCACTCGCGAACCTTTCTCCAATGTATCGGACTATCCTCATCCATATCCAACAATAAAGGATGGACAGATTTGGAACCATCGTGACCTCGAGCTTCCCGTGCTTTTGCGAGTCTTTCACTCGCAGCTGCACGTTGCTCTTCGGACATTGGTTTACGTTTGCGTTTTACTACCATGCGTCACACCGATATTCTACAAGGTTTTCGGTACGGAAAGATCTCCAGTCATTGACTTCGGCATCGAACAGAACAACAAGTTCTTCGTTACTCTTACGCTCTTTACCTTCTTCGGGTACTTTGTCTTCTGGAATATGTTCGGGACTTAAAGTACCAATCATATTACGAAGATCACCGTTCACCTTCTTGAATTGTAGGTGGACAAGACCCTGTTTCAAAGCATCAACTATTCCTTGCTTCTTCAATTCGAGCGACTGCTTCTTCATCATCTCCGGTGTTAGTTCGTTCACTGCTTGTTCCATTATCATCTCCTGACCCTGAGGCCTCTTCATGTAGTTGTTTTACCCAATCATCACCTTCATCAAAGTAAACGATTAATCGTTCGTTTGCAATGATAAGATCTTCGATGTTTTTTAACTCACTTTCATCAGCACCATCTTTAATACGTTCTTGGACGTAAATGATGTTATTGACATAAGTGTCTTTCAGAATACGTTTAGTTACTTCAACGTCTTCTTTGAACTGCTTTTCTGTGTAGGACATAACGGGTCTTCTCCTTCAATTTTATTAATTTCTTGTTCATGCATAATTAGCATTCTTCGTGATCTTCTTTGACTCTCTAATCTTTGTTGCGCAGATCTGAGTTTAAGATATCTCATTTGTTTAGACATTATATATCATTTCCTTATCACTGTCAAGTTAAATTTACCACTTTTTTACATTCATTCAATCTACGAATACTCGACATCACTCCATATAGGTCATCCTCATTGTCTACACTAAACGCCAACCAAAATATTAACATCACTCTAAGGAGATACAAACCAAGTTGGTGTCTCGCGTTTTGTCCATTTGGCAAAGTACTTTTTCTCCTGTACGTAGTAGGTACGGTATCCTTCAACCACACTATCCCGCTTACATTCGTCAGGCATACACTGTGGCATCACGGACTCGTGAGCGGTCTGTTTGATTTTGCGAGGTGCGAACCACACAAACCCATTGAGTTTATCGAAGGTCGCGTGTACACGTCCATAACGATGTTGATATTCTTTTGCGCAGGCCACAAAGTGTTTGTATAACCAACGATAGTTCTTGTCATTCTCACGACACCAGATGTTTGATGGATGATTCACGTGAGATGCCTTGTATAAGACCTCCTCTTGCGCTGTACCATCGAGTCTCCATCGTTTGATGTTACGACCATTCTTAGTCTTACCGAGGTACATGGTACCGTCTATGACTCGGTGTGCGGTAGACAGTAGTTGACCATACTCGATAACCATCTTGACTACATGTTTGTCACACATCAACTGCGCAGCTTTCACGGGATCATCATCTAATCGAAATACATTCATCTATTCTTTTCCTCCATCGGAATCATAAAAACCATCATCAAGGTTCCAACGTCCGCCAGTACGTCTCTCTTCTTTCTTTCGGTCAACCATAACCGCAGACTTGTTGAAACGTTTAGCGAACTTAGCGACAGGATTGGAGGTCTTACCCAATCCATGTTTCTTTTTATTCGTCATCCCCCATCCCCTTTATCTCCCACCATACTACCATAAGTAAACAGAATATGGCAAGAGAAATAATATCAGAAAAAAGAAACTCACCACTAATCATTGTTATACAACCCATAGTAAGTCTTACCAAAGATGCGGTATGCTTCTTCGTCTTTCACAACGTAGACTTCACGGAGACGACCAACATAACCAACACGAACAACCGTGTCGTAATCGATAGTTCCGTCACGCATCATCATGCGGAGGATCAAGTCATACTTCAAACCAATTGCGGAATTCAAAAGTTCACCAACTTTATATTTTTCACGACCGAGTTGGATCTCTTTGTCAACGACAGGGCGTTCACCAAGTGCATGAGAGACTTTGAAGTCACAAGTTAAGTCCATTCCCATGAACATAGAACGTTCACCAGTAGAACCGTACACAACATTACAAGTATAATTATTAAACATTATTCATCTTCCTCTTCAATTTTATTACCATAGTAGTCGTTTTTACCTTCACGCATACCTTTTCGAATTTCGTCTCTTTCATACATCGCAGCCAGAGAACCACCTATAGCGATAACACAAAAGATAATAATCAGTACAATAGTTAAGAAAACTTTTAAGAGCACCATTACTTCACCTCCACCTGATCGACCCAAGCAACATCACGTTCAAGATAAGTATGTCTGTAGTTAAGGGCATCGACCATAGTGTCGAACATCTTACAGTTTATTAACTGGTCATTAACAACGTTTCTCAATACATATTTAATCATAACTTTCTCTCTCATCTCAATAGGGTACTATTATCTCATAACCAAAACAATAATGCAACAACTATTTCACTTATTTTTATACCGATTTGTTATATGCATATACCTAATAATTATATTGTGCGAACGATTTTTCTACTTCTCCAACTATATGCGGTGTTGTGCTAATCAGTTGATATGTTTCTTCGTACAAGTAACCGCTGAATCCATCATGTTTGAGTAGTTCTCTTGCTTCATCAAATGTCTCTGCTTCAACTTCAAAGTAACAACCGCCATGATCAGCTCTTGCTATAAACTTTTTAATTGTTTTACTCATAACATATCCTCTATAGATATTGAAGGGCGAGGACACTCACTATCACTATGATTGTCAACTGAAATAAAAATCTACTCACTTCTCTCATAACTGATAAACCCCGATAGGACTTCTGTAGTTCTCGTTCATGTCACGTAAGTCGGCAAGTAACATAGTGAAACCTTCGTCACACCACATACGATCACCTTCGATCTTTAAGACAGTACGTTCTTCGGTCGGATGCATCGCACCCCAGTTACAGTAGACTTTCTCACCAACTTTAATCATAATCATTTTCTCTCTCATCTCAATAGGGTACTATTATACCACCATTCTATGTATCGCACAACCCCTTTTTCAGAACATTTTGTTATATGCTTATAACCTTTTCGAATATGGAACGATAATAGTTTCAACGTCAAAGTCCAATGAGACCCCACCCGTGATTCGCTATAGCATTGAGGATGATAACGATACAAGTCGCCATATGAGTACACCACCACACAGTCCTAATGCCAGCAACAGTATTAGCTTGGGTATCAGTTTCTCCGACCTTTTCACCTAGACTCTTCGCCCATATTCTCCACCACTTACTCATACCTCCTAACCCTCTCTCAAGAATTGTCTAACACCGATCTGACTCTGAATTGTTTCTTTCATGTAGTTGTAGTGTGGATGGTTCTTAAAGAGAGCTTCGAACTGTTCCATGATAGTTTCGTTTGTTGCACCCATATAGACGAGTGGATCTACAAACTCTTGAATTTCTAATACTAATGTACCCATTGCAGACATAATACTTTCCTCAGTTATCTTAGATAATTATATAGTATTTCTGTAGGTAAGGCAACATATAAATAAAAGAAAATGAAAAATAAAGGTATAAATATGAGTGACGACATTTTTGATTTCGGTTTCACTATAGTTGACGAGGATGAACTGGATGCGGTTCAAGAGGCGCAGACAGCCGCCAATGAGAATTCTACAACTGTTAGCGAACTCGAAAAACGTTTAGACAATCTGTTCAATGCGGTACAACCTCTACTAAACAACTTGAAACAGAATCCCCAGAAAGATTATATTCTGTGGCCTAATCGTCTTGAGAAAATAGAACAATTCGAAGACCATATACAAAACATTTATAAAGGGTAACCCATGTATTATAGGACAGCAAACGAGCTCGTTATCAATTCACCTAGAGTGAACAGTACATCTATGAGTAGATATATTCACCGTGACATGAAAAAGGATGTGTGGGGTAGACTCAACTTTCTGATAGGGGGCGAAGTTAGAAAAAACGATTTGAACCTGAGATGGCATGACGCGGATGCAAATACTGTCAATGACGTGTTTAACTATGTCCCTATGATATTAAACTATATCGCACTAAAGGGTTACCGTAAGATACTGTTTGTCGGTCATTACAATTCGGCACAGACTAGTTGGACATTCCAACGTGGTAGTGATCGCCAGATACATAAGACTCCTTCAGTGAAGTCTCTCGAAGATACTATGGTAGATCCCAACGTGTGGACACAGTTTATTCCCATTGTTAAGATGGAATACAAATATAACATAGAAATGCATACTGTAGTACCAACCGAACTCAGACATAGAAAATTGATGCACTCTTTATATAAAAGATATGAAATCGATTTGATACCGGCAGATAAACAATACAAAGGTGGCCAAGAAACTATTGGACTATCACCACCACCAGATACATCATATGATTGTGTTATACTTGCAGGTGTTCCCAAAGAGACCGAAGATACTGCTTTCACTTATCATCATGTGAAATCAGTATTCGCACCGTACTGTGATGAATCTTTTGATATAATAGATATCAATTATCAAGACCCAGACAAAGCAAAGTATATCGAAGGCGCGATAGAAGAGAATAGTGAATGGTTGAATCAGGTGTTTGTGAACCGTTCTATTTGGGACAGTAAGTTCAGAGAAATGTCAGAAGAGGATCGTGCCATTGAATATTCGATACTCAATGACATGATCCGGTGTCACAAAGGTTAGTTCCAGTCTACGTTCTTAGGTACATAACCTGCAATCTTAGAACGAATATCTTTATCTAATTGGTCAACGGGAGTAGGTGGTTTACCTGCTCTCTTGACATAGAAGTAGTTTGCGTCTTTGACGTATGAACCACCCTTACCAGACTTCTCCAGATTCGCATCTACACCAACTTTGTTGAATGCGAATACGATATCCCCATCCATATACTTCTTGAGTTTGTTACCCATGTTGATGATATCACCCATAGTGTTAGCTGCACCACGGTGAGTATTGACAAGAATCTCGGTAGGTACAACACGTGCACGTTTCGCATTCTGTGCCTTCGCAACTTCGATATCATTCACAACCCATACGATATGGATGTTCTTTTTATCGTAACCTAACTTAGACGCATCATTCGCAACCTTCTCCAACTTAGACAATTCCTTGAAGGTCATGTCGAAGATAATGTTTGGTTTACGATCAACAGGTGCGGTCAATACAGAACGATAGAATAACCTCTCTTTGGACTTATCAGTCTTTAGATAGATACCAATGATTTCATGAAGTTTCTCTACGTTCTTGGGGTCTTTTAGGTTCTGTGACAATTTAAAAATGTCCACACCGAGTTCGTCCTTGACTCGTTTCTGGATCGCAGGTGTCTTAGCTGCAAGTTTCTTCAACTCATCCACATCGAAAGTCTTTCCTTCGATACCTACCAGATTACTCAGAATGAATCCTTTACCAGAACCCGCACCACCGGCCATGATAACAATGTTACCAAACTTAGGGTATGCTTTACCACCAAAGGTAATGAGTTTTTCAAGTAACGCTTCCGATTCTTCTGAGAGGAAGGTCTCTTCTTTTAAGAATGTGTTAAAAGATTGCATTTAAATTATGTTCCCGAATGTTATTTTATAAGTGTATTTATACAAAACAGGCAATCAAGAATGCAATACCACACCAAATAAGTACGTTGGGTCGGAACTCCCAAACAGCTTTAAAATCAACACAAGTGTACTTTATAAACTCACCGAACTTTTTACTGATTTCTATCACATCATCTATACTAGGCATTATTTTTTCTCCACAACTATTTTGACATTATCCCCTACAGGGAATTTCAGTTTACTATGACTATGATACAGGAAAAACTGTGTATTGTCAAACTCTTCGAACATCTTTGTCCAAATAGGTCTCCAGTTATTTGCGAGACGATGTGTGTTCTGAGAACTTCGATCTGATTCTAATAACAAGTCGGTATAACTACGGAGACTTGTATCGAACATCGAGTCGAATCCGTAGATGTGGACTTCAGTCGCCTTCTGTACACGACATGCGTAGTCTACTGCCATATGACCACACGAGTAATTTGTCGCAGCCTGTGCTTCGTTCTGTCCTTGTAGTTTCGCATAAGACGGGATATGTGTGTGCATTGCCTTGATCTTCTGCGCATACTTCAGATAGAATTGTGGTTGCATTTCCATCCAGTGACGTGGACGGGTACCCAGTATCCAATCGTACATATCCAACTTGATATGTTTATTAGCAAGTGCAACCATCATCTTATAGTCAACCATACATGTAGCAAAGACTTCATTGTTAGGAATCTCGAATGGGGGCATATTACAAATAAGAAGTTTACCCGGCGTACCTCTCTCATACTGAAAGGCATTATCGCCATTACCTAAGACATTCCATCTCATGCTTCGAATCCATATTGTTCAATTAATATTTTACGATTACGCAAATGTTCATCTTCGATATCATCCTTGGATTGTCCGTGGTACGCAACCGCAAGATGGTCTCGAATCATAATCTCATTAACAGTCATTTGTCGGTCGGTTTTTGCGTCATAGACGAGGAACTCTCCGAGGATTCGGCCGTACTTTCCTTTACTGTCGAGTCTTGTACGGAGGACACATGTTTCTCCCAGTGATTCCGCAAGGAATCTGGCGGCGAGTTTACCAAACTTCTTCTCGACAGCATCACGAGTACGAGATTCGGGAGTATCAATACCGTACAGACGAATACGCTGATTAGCATAAATAATACCGAAACCGAGATCGATATCAATATCCACAGTATCCCCATCAACAACTCTAACAATTTTGCAAGAATATTCATACATTAAAAGTACCTCTCCAAAATCTCTAACTGTTCATGGTAGTCCGCAATGATCTTCAACTCGTGTTCTATCGCTCCCATCACATCAGGATGTTCACCAATACCGGTAGGATTGGCCAAGTAAACTTCCACGTTCATTTTATGTTTGTTAATCTTACCCACCGCATGGGATGTCAACGACTCAATTATCTGTTTTCTCATTCTCTACAACCTCTGGTTCATCTGTATTCATAGTGCGATAGTATATCACAACTTCTTTTAGTTGATTTATATATCGTTTTAGTTCCTGCATGTTATACGACATCAACTCATAATCACCTACCGACATTGCAATAAAGACCAACTGACCTTCGTGTCGTTTCGTAATATCTTCTAGAAAAGTGTCAATGTTCTTGTCACTGACCACATACCACCGAGGATCTTTGAGGTCAATCTGTCTAGGCATTGGGGGATGTATAATAGGAACCTTTATCTCTACCGTCTTAATCTCTACTGGTATAGGTTCTGGTACTTTACCCCAGTTACCTAGTGTTGTACAACCACTACTTATCAGTGTTATCAATAACAGCAGTGTCGTTTTCGATACTGTCGAATACATCTTTAGTTCCTCGGTTGATTCTTGTTTCTATCAGAGTCGGTTTTGCAGCTGCAAGTCGTGATAGGTTATGTCGTGCAAAGATTGCAAGGTATCGTTTAGACTCTGCCTCAATCTCTGCATTACGAGAGGACATCGCATTCAATGCTTCGGAAGTCTTCTGTAGGTTATTCTGTAACGCTTCTATCGTCTTTACTTGTTCTTGTTCACGTAACTCTTGTGCCGCAAGAAGTACCTGTTGTTGTACAACTTGACCCAACAAAGGTTTGTGTATGAACTGATAGAATCCTGCAAACGTGATACCCATACAAAGTACCACTCCTAATAATATTTTACTGAACATCGTGCCACGCCTCTTTTATATACGGTAAGTATTCTAGTTCGTGTGGTTTTGGTTTACCACCACAATCTACAATCTTGCACCCACTTGGGATATATTTAGGGAATATCCAATTACCCAATACCTTACTTCCTAGATGGAATTTCAGATTGAGTTTGAGGTTTTGATTGAACTCTTCGTCCATATAGTAGATCTCAGAGTAACCGCCTGGTTTCCACTCTTCGAGTAGACGACCCGTCCATACTTGGTCACCCCCATCATATTCATATTCAAACGATCTCAAACTTTCTAGTGAGAAGATGTCATACACTTCTTGCATCTTACCACTCTTCAGAACCATCATCGAAGAACTAAACTTGTTATTTTTCCAACCAATGGCATCGGATACACATGCGACCTTAACAACTTCACTCTCTAGTGCAAGGATTGCCTCTCGTATCTCATCATCAAAGTTCTTGATTAAAACAGTGTCGATATCAAGATAGACAGCATATCCATCATAGAATGAATCGTATGCTTTCATCTTATTCCACCAACCTTTACCTGCACCAAAAGCTGGTTCGATGGTATTTGCGATATCCGAAATCTCATCTGGTCGGTCGGTGATGCACCATGCCTCCACTTTGTAACCACTCAACTCTTTGAATCGAGTGATCAACTTGCGGGCATACTCCATAGGATATTGATCTGTACATACAGTAATTAAGTTAATCATGCTTCTACCAAGTGTATCCCTTTTCCATAGTTGTGTTTTGCTAAACAACCCTGTTGATTCTGAATAGTACTGAAAGAATCATCGACCACTACAGGCCATGGGTAATACTCTTCTAACCAAGGGAAGTTCATTATATTAAGATAGATGTCTGTGGGTCGAGAATAGTCAGAGACCTTTTCTAGAAACTCTTCTGCACCAGAAGGTCTGACAATATAAGAGTGTGCACCCTTAAAATAATCTGCCTGTACTAACGGAGACGTACCTAGTGTCATCGGTGTCTTAAACTTACCGTAACTAGGTTGTCCAATTGTGACACACTTATGGAATCCAAACAATACCGGAACACGACCAGTGAATATTGCATCGTGTTCTAATATCATCACATCTTGTTTGGTCTCGACTGAATACTTCCATAGTGACATATGTGAAAGGAAACACGCAAGTGCATTCTCGGTCTTGGAATAACCGCCCTGAAACATATGAACTTGAAGACCCGCATCCTTGACCATAGACTCGAAGTCTGGATGTCTAGGTGTTACTGCATACCACTTCTCAACTTTGATACCGTATCGTTTGGCACTTGCAATACACCTATCCGCAGCTTGTTGGGATAGGTGATTGTCTCCAATCGTAATAACGAGAGACTTCATTTATCCGTCCACTTTCAACCGGATAAATTCGTACTTAATAATCGCCATCTTCTTACCATCAATCTCTACTGGCATTGCTTCTGACCAATTACAATATACCTTATCACCTGCTGCAATCTCTTTCTTATTTGCAACTTCTAGTCCCATCGCAACAACACGAGCAGGTTTATTACCTGTCGTAATATCTGCGGAAAGAATCAGTCCACCGGCAGTAGTTGTTTCTTTTGCATCATCTTCTGTCAATAAAACATTATCGTGTAAAACTTTCATTCAAATCACCTTGTTGTTGTAGATGCAGTTCCCTGCACCTTAGTATAATATGGATACACCACTCGTATCCAAGGAAATAATTCACGACACATATACGCATCGTTGGGCCACATTCCATATTCCTTGACCTTCTCAAGTAACATAGATGCGCCATCTGGTTCTATATAGTATGCACTGTTACCTGCAATACCTTGGGGAGACATCTCACCTAGATCATTAATACGTGGTGCGGGTTGGACATCTGGTGTAGAAGCAACGATCTGGTGAAACAATCCTGCTCGTCTTGTCGCACCTCTAGGATCATTCAACCCAACCAGTTTATATCCTTCCACGTCACTGACATCAAACTTTCGAGTCATGAGGGCATCCGATTCAAATATAATTATAGGTTCGTTGATAGTCAGACATAGATCCCATAGACGCATATGACTGATCGAACATGCCTCTTTTTTCTCTTGATTCGATGCGAGATACGCAGTCTTCATTATACCAGTCCGCAAATCCATGTGGTTTTCCGAAGGATCTTTGGGCCAGTTCCATCTATAGTTAGAAGTATCGAAAGACGTGAACTCTCGTTCTAGGTGAGACTGTATGGTCTTCGGTACAGTTCCCTCGAAGATGTTCAGATCGATATCACTTTCGGTCTTGACGATACTCTCGGACAACCTCTCAACTAACTTCTCTTGTCCATCAATTCTTATCACATATGCTTTAGTCATTTTCTTTTACACACCACTACTCTACTGTAACCATGTTTAGCTGTCACGTTGAAGGCAACAACCTCTTCGAATCCTAAGTCATCTATAATCCCCAGAAACTCACCTTTACTTATCTGTAGGGGATCCATGCGAGATGAAACATTGTTGTCCCCAACCATCAACTCCACACAAAGAATACCTTCCTCGGTCAGTTGATCTGTCCATGTCTTCAAACACTTTTCTGGATAGTAAGAATGATCGAATGAGTTAGAGTACAATAGATCAAACTTACCAACCCACTCTTCCTTTCTGTCATGAAAATCCCACTCAAACATATTAGAAAATTCATTCGCTGTCGGAGATATGTCGGTTCCTGTCACAGTCGCATCAGGGAAATACTTAATAAACCATTCAACTTCTCTACCATTACGTGCACCGTGACACAATATATTCTTACTGTTGGGGTACATCTCGCACACCTTTTCAACAGTACTTTCACTACACCAGACAGCATGTAACTTTTGTTTGTTCGCTTCTATCTGTAGTTCTCGATACTCTTTGTAATTTTCATAATCATACAACTTCATATCTTCTTCATTAACTCCTCTACGTTCTCTCCTTGATTTGGTAACAAGTCTTTCAAGAAGAAATGTATGAAGGAACACTCTTCGATCTTAGTGTTTGCACCATATAGTCCATTCCACTTCCAGTGTAATGATTGAGTTGGTACATCATACTTCTTCAGAAAATAATTCAACAAAGTTTGGTCTGTTGACCACTTCCAAGGGCCTATACCATCAACAAAGTCTTTGAACTCCATCCGAGTCAGAAACTCTTTTGCGGTCTGACCTTGCAAGTACGGTTTGAAGTTCTTACAGTTTAACACAATCATACCCATGTTGGCAAACTCATAACCCAGATGATTAGGGTTAAATTGTGTACGATTATAGTTCTGTAATTGTTCGTACTGCATACGAGAGTAGTTTCTGATTTTCTCTGCATACTTAGCGGTGATAGGCATCTCACGTTCAAACACACAACCAAACGCATATTCGTCTAACATATGGTCAAAGATATTCTCAGCGTCTTCACGGATATAAATGTCCGCATCGATGATTGCAATCTGATCGTATTCGTCTAACAGATCAAACGCATTCTCTTTCTCATAGATAGGTAAGAACCCACCGTGTTTCTGCCAACTCTCGGTACTACGGTTACTTGTGAACGGATCGGGTTTAATTTTTAACTTGGGAATTTGTTGCGTATAATGTACAATATCATGCTTTTGGCAATAATTAGAAACACTTTCGATACATTTCGCATACAACTTAGAATCTATCTGTTTTCCCAGACAAACCTGATATATCAGTCTTTTCACAACTCATCCTCATATGCCAACATGGACACAATGGATGACCTTATAATGGCTTCGATTCGTTCATTGAGAGTATCATAGAATATGAACATCTCAGAATCTTTGCGTTTATTATAGTCATCCATTGGGTACCCAGTCAAGGTGAGTTCAACGCCAGTACGATAGTGTTTGAATGTTATGTTATACATTGTTTAACTCTTGTTATGTTTGGTCGTAAATCCGACAGAATAATCTTTTATATGTGAACACTTGTCATAATGAAAGTATCCATGCGCCTTACACACTTCCCAGACCCAACCATCAGAGTTGATTCTAATACGATCCTCGTTTATTCTTATTAACACCTTTGCAACATCTGGTGTTATATAATATGCACCACCCGCAAGAGATGTACGTTTCTCTTTGCGTATGTCCGGAGGATCGTGAGCCAAACACGCCATAGGTGTAGTGTATATTGAAGGTTGAATATCCATAACCAATTCAATATCATGTTCACACACTATCATAGGAGTGTCAGTATCAATACATTTTTTCCAAAGATAGTAATGACCGTACCACACACACTTTTCAGAGACAGTGAACATTACACCATCCGGAGTGCTTTTACTATGTTTGTTCCCAAAGAGCAAATCAAAATGATCTTTGTAAGTCTCGGGTGTAACACCTTCGAAAAAATTAACATCGAACCCAGCTTTCAACCAAGAAGGTAATGCAAGTTTTCTATAGTAATCGGAAATGGGATTCCCACTCATCACGATCATCCACACTGGTGGTTTAGAGTCATTCAAACTAAACGTTCCTATAATCATTAAGATCGAAAGAAGTTCCAATCATTTTCATTTCTGATCTTGAGTTATTAGTATACACCAATGTCTCCGGAGTGTCAAGTAGAAAATCACAATCTCTACAATAATCCGTGTATTCTCCAGTTCTATGAGACTCGCGTAATGCAGAGTACTCTTCACCTCGAATAATTTCTTCTATCGTATTGACGGATGTATGTCCGAGAACTGCTTCTTCATCCCGACCAAGTACTTGACAGCACGGATGAACTGCACCCCGATGACCATCCACCCCACCAGCACGGATAACAACGTCAGGAGAAAAAGGACGACCACAAGTTTTGACATTACCAGTTCTAGCATTTGTTTCACCTATATCATATGCACCAGACCAGTTGTGCATTTTCCAGATCTCGGTCTTACAACCAAGTTCTTCTACTAAGGCCTTGTACTGTTCTAGTTCTTGTTCAATATTATCATTGTCTGTAATCAGGTGGTATGTCTCCACAACACAATCAGATCCAGACTCTTTTACATAGTCCATCATTTCTTTTACATGTTTCTTTATCAACTCATAAGTGCTACCCCGAGTGTTATTCATCCACTCTTGATACTTCTCTGGTGTAGAACCAACGAAAGAGAATCGGAAGAAGTCCAATCCTGCGTCCACACAGTCCTTCATGAATTGACCATGCATACGAAAACCATTAGAGAAGATGACTGCTTTTGCATCATACCTCTTAACGATTTTTATATATTCTGGTAGGTTACGATTCATGGTTGCTTCACCCGAACCATCTAGGTTGACAACGTTCAGTCCATGTCGTGCACAGTCTTGAACATTATCTTCGAACTCGATCAGTGACATCTTGGTTAAGAAACCTTTGTGTCTACCTCCGGTACGTTTATCTTGAGGACACATTGTGCAATCAAAATTACAGCCGCCCTGTACTTCAATTACCGCTCTGTCTATGTTGATCTCTTTCACTGTAAAATCCTCTCGCTTTATTTTCATGTTCTATTGCTTTTCTCTTGGTGTTACCTAACATCTCAGGGATATTATTCACCCACCAAAATATATTCATTTCTTCATTTTCATCGTGTGTAGTTCGTACACAATGAGGCGTATGATAACGCGTTATACCCTCATTACTTATAACTATCGTAGGTCTATATAAGTTACGAGCAATGTAATGCCACATACCATCATAACATATGACTTGACGACATGTAGAGATATGATAGAGTGCTTCGGAAACAGGAGTTCTATAGGTCAATTCTGTTATATGTAATCCCGCCGCAACCAACTGATTTATTATAACATCCCATTTGTCATTTGTCAACTGTCTTTTCCATGTTTTTGGAGTTTCTGCATTAAACAGCGGTCTCCATATAACAATCTTATTATTGTCAATTTTTCGGAATGCATCCTTCCGGAATATCCAATCACTGTTGGGAATATCTCCGCCTACCTCATCCGAATACTTTCCACTCTCAAACCAAAACCTATTCTTTTTGGGTCGGCTTATGGCCATGACTCTGAGACTACCATCGTCCTCTCTGGTAACATCATCGTTATATCTCCAATCACTGTAACGTGTCCGTTCATTATACACGTGTATGACCGTCACATCATCCTTTCTATGATAGAAGTTATGGATGTACTCTAGTCTCTCTATGATTGTTTCTGGATCTTCGAAGTGGTGTAGATGGTCTTCTTCATGTTCCCAATGAAACTCTAAAGTAACTTTCTTGTTTTCTTTGTAAGAAAAGTTATGGGCACAATTAAGTGCCCACATGAAATCACCAACTCCTGGCGTACCTCGCCAAGTAATAAGTTCCATTATTTATTCTTGTTACCGACAGCTTCCTTCGCATAGAACGCTGCGACAATTGCGGCAACAGATACAAAGTATGTCGGTGCCATAGAACCTAACGTATTTGCTGCTTGGTCTAATCCTATCAAAGATGCCAGTACTACAGCGAAGGGATAAAGTAACATTCCGCCAAGTGCAAACCAGGCCATGTTTCTTTGCGCATCTCGCATAGCATCTGCGTCTTCGAGTTCCTTTCGTTTGAACTCTAAGTGCATCTGTAGTTCTTGTTCGGTAATGTGACCATCACCGTCCGCATCAGCTCCCGCTAAAAACCCATCACTGTCTGCGGTAAGTTGTACCTTCTTTTTTTCTTCTGACATTTTATTCTCCTAGTTTAATGTTCGTGTAATTCACTACCATGTATGTCCCAATTAAAACCGATAACAAGTTTCTTACTGTCGGTTATCATAGGACTTCTGTGGGGTAACATCGAAGGGAATACTACAAGATCCCCTTCTTCCAAATCTATTGGTGTTCCTAATAATTGTGTTCCGTTTTCCGGATCTTCTAATACTACTTGAAGGACACCGGACATGTTCGCACCTTCATGGGTGTGCCAGTTGAAGTCTGCACCATGTTCACTATATTCTGCAAACCACATATTACCTATGCGTATGTCGGTACACTTCCAACTAGACATATATTCCTCTAGACTTGGCCGAACAGCATTCTCGAATACTTCCCAATACAAAGGTTTTGCATCAACCTTGTAATCAGAATGAGACATGTTAGCATATTCACATACGTTGTTATCTTTTATCATTTCGATAGCAAGTAATATCTTGTCCTGAACACTTTCCCAATCATCAATTTTATATTTGCGTATGTACTGCATTAAAAAACCTTCACTCCGTACTTTTGTTCCCACAATTCTGCGTCATGTTCATCGTTGACCATCGGACGGCCGCGGATGTTCAATGAGGTATTTAGTAACATCGGAACGCCCGTCCTTGCGTAATATTCTTCGATAATCTTACGGAATATAGACGGACAATCTTTCTTTACTATCTGAACACGAGCAGTACCATCTACATGAGTGACTGACGTATAAGGATGTTTTGCTATAGAGGTGTATTGCATGTACTCATTCATAGGCCCTTCGAAGTACTCGTGTGCATGTTCCTCTAGGATTGCGGGTGCGAATGGTCGGTACTTCTGTCTACGTTTGATACCATTCACCGTATCCTTTACGTCATACCTCACATCTGCGATCAAAGACCTGTTACCTAGTGCACGTGGGCCAAACTCCGCTTTACCGTTCGCCAGACCGCACACACGGTGTTCTAAGAGGTGATCGACTACTTCCTGTACGTTTACCTCTCTATCTATGTTGTAACCAGAATAGGGCGACCAAATCAATTGATCCTTTCCTGTTTCCTTTGCCCATGTCATTGCGGCAGTACCAAGACTAGATCCTGCATCTGTAGGTGCAACTGCAATATGCATTTGACCATCAAATAGTTCGTGTATCATTGAATTGGTAACAACATTCTGTGCACAACCACCAGAGTACACTAACTTGTTTCCGTGTTGTTTTGCAATATGCATGATCTGCATAATACCATACTCTGAAAACCTCTGAATACCGGCTGCGAAATCTTTATCTCCGTACTGTTTAGCGAAGTCGATTAGTTTATTTCGCATCCTCTTAAATCCTACATACTCCGGACTATCCGGATGATCTAGTAAAACCTCTTTACCTACTCCGGTCGCAACATCAGGAGTATCTTCCCACCAATCAATCAACCATTGTACCATCTCTGGAGGTGCGGTACCATATGATGACAATCCCATAACAACATACTCATCCTCAAGTGGACGTAAACCCAACGTTTTTGTTGCACTAGTGTAGACTAGTCCTATAGACTTGGGGTAATGCCATTCTTTGATTAGGTTGAAGTTGTGGTCGTAGATGACCGCAGTTTGATATTCGCCTGCACCATCGATAGACACCATAACAGTATCTTCTTTGTCTTTCCAAGGGCGGGTGTAGAATGCGGTTGCGCAATGTGATATGTGATGTTCGTGGAAGTTGTCATAGACAAGACTTTCACCGATTGGTATTTCTTCGTGTGAAGAAACATCTCTTTGGAGTGTTTTGCCTTTTAAACCTCGATAAGTATCTCGGTATTTTTCTCGAAGTGCATAGTCTTCATAGAATGATACATGATCGTTGTCGTTAACATATTCCCAGAGACTTTCGGGAATGATAGGGTCGTTCTTCTTCTTAGAAAAACGTTCGGCCTGTGAAGCGAACTCCACAGTACCGTCCTTGTTTATAATTGATAGTGCTGCATCGTGATAATACTCACTGAAACCAACGTAACGCATAAATATACCTCATAGATTGTATGAGGATATTTAGTCACATTTTAACCAACCAGTTTTTCGTAGATCTCTTTCCAGTTCTTCATGCAAGGGATAGTTGGGTGGTTCATGTTGAAACCATGTTCCATCAACACACTCTCCAGACCAAGTTCAACACCTAGTTCGGCATTCTCAGTCTTATCTTCTACCCACAGGCATTCGGTGTCACGGTAAGGTTCTAAGGCTTCGTCTTTGTCATCACCACAACCAAGGATAATGAACTTCTCAAACAAAGTCTCACCGAACAACTTCTGAAGGTTTAGGATACGCAACTTCTGCGCATTAGGATTGTCACTCAGACTAGTAATCGCATGGAACACATAACCATGTTCTTCGTGCAACTTCTTCATGTAATGCATTGCGTCACGTAGTGGTGGAAGGAACCCGACATGGGCACTCTCGTTAAACACACGGACTAACATCTTACCAGTCTCCTTGTCAACACCATAGGCTTCACTGACATCATAGACTAGGTTTGTTGGGTCAGCTAACTTGTGACCGTGTTCGTTCATCCAGATATCGAATGCGTAGAACCAGTTAAGAACTACACCATCGATGTCTGTTAATATTACATTTTCTTTATTCACTTTACTTCCTTATTTTCTAAATAGTCAATAGTTTCGATAAATTCTTCGAGAACTTTGGGATATTTCATAGATAGAGTTCTCATCATAGCTTCTAGGTAACCGATTGCATAATTTGGATTATCGTTATCCTTACGAATAAGTTCGATCATCTTTGTAACAATGGCACCAGTTTCTACATAATTCATAATAAACACCTCTCTCTCTCAATTAGGTACCCATTATCTCATAGTTAAAACAAGATGTCAACACTTATTTACATTTGTTTTGGTGATAGTCGGAATTTGTTTGAGTGATAGTGGTCTAGCATGAGGATCTTCCATCCTCCGCCAGTATAGTGACAGAACTTCGCCTTCTCAAAGAACTCTTCTTCTGTGGCGTAGTGGGGGGAATCATTCCATGTCTGGTCTATGGTGACCAGATCAAATTCATGTTGCATCAACTGACCAGAGATGTATGGTTGATCATTCATTACAGACATATGGAATTCGGGTTTAGCGTAGAACCATTCTTTCCAAGGCATAAACAACTCACGTGCACGTAGACGTGCCTCGCGTGTCCATACAACCACACCGGTATTCAGTATGGTTATTTTGGATGGTCTGCTAGGTGGCATAGAAGGCACGACCGGAATGCCGTGCATCTGGAACTTGTTTACAAAGTCGAGATAGGTACTTTGTTTATAATCCCAAGAGTTATATCCACCACCATCAGCGGTGACGATATCACTCTCAAGTACACCGAAAACATCTCCGTCTTCACATATGTCGAAGATGTTTTCATCGGTGTTTACTACAATATCAGTATCAGCAAAGAGTACCTTGTCGTACTGGTCGAACATCGGGTCATAGATTACGCGTAAACATTCAAACAATATTCCGGTTGAATGATCGTCCTTACAATACACCGCTTCATCGGAATAGTGATAATCCGCATCTACGTGATCTGCGTACTGTAAGAATGAATTGCGAGATATATCCGCACACTCTCGATACACTTGACTTCTCTTTCTACCTTCGATATCACCACGTTCATCAACCTTGTCGTTGACGATCATGTATTGAAAAATCGCGTTTCTCATTATCTCTCACTTTTCGTGTATCAGAGTTCCCATTCAAGGTCATCTGTTTATGTTTATTACGTTTCTTGTTTCTACTATCGTGACGACTGTACTTGGCCATACTAATTACTTATACGTTCTCTAAGGTTACCATTAGTCTTTCTGCACGGTTTGTAACCTGTCGATGCCAGAGACTATCACGTCCCTCTACACCTGCACGTTTCCAATCACCTTCTGCAATTGCACCATTGAAGTTCTTGAACTTACTCAAACGAGTACGTCCCATGTTGAACATCATATTGACAAGTACACCTTGTACTCCGTCTGGTAACGAATCAAAGTCGCCCTGTCCGTATAAAGCATGACACTCGCTGATTGCTGTATTGAGGTCGTTGTCAAAACACTCGGCAACTCTGTCTTCACTGATTGGGGTTCCGACCGGTTGTCCGTGTTCGGGGTCAGTTTCAAGTACGAGATGCCCGACACCAAATGTTGCGTACCCAAGATGGTCGTTATAGATTTCATACTCGACTCCTTCGTCCACTTTTAATGTTTCGAATACTTCTTGTCTGTTCATTTCTTTTCCTCTATTAGTTCTTTAGTCATTATATAGTCTCGCACGAAGTCCGAACGTACTATATCTGCCCATGTAAATTCTACTACAGTGAAGTTCTTCATCAACTCAAGTATCTCGATAAACTTCACGATACCTTTCCTATCACCTTCTTTTACGAAGTCTGATTGATAATAATCACCACAGAATATGATCCGACAATTCTGACCAACTCTAGTAATGATACTATCTAATTCATGGAATGTCAAGTTCTGCATCTCATCCACTATGATAACTGCATCGTTGATTGTAGTTCCACGAATATGTGACGTTGAGATAAAATCAACCGTCTTGTTCTCCGAAAGTTTTCGGTATGCTTCCGGATCATCGAATAGTTCCGCGCATATTGATTTGTAGGGTGCGGTATATGCATCCATCTTCTCTTCTAGAGTTCCTGGCAAGAATCCAATCTCTCGGGTAGGTACGATAGACCTACAGATAACTACAGATGAAAACTGGTTACCTTTATCAAGTACAGTCTCTAGTCCAAGATACAGTGCACTAAAAGTTTTACCCGTCCCCGCAGATCCATTCAGTACCAAGTGCGAACCAGACTTGTAGGCAGAGAACACTTGTTCTTGGCCAGTAGTCATTGGATCGACTGTCAAAAGATGATCGATCTTTAACGTTTGTGGTTTTTGCATTAAGTTCTCTATGTTTTGATGTTGTTATCTTTACCCGCACCTTTCTTAATGTTGCCTAGGTGTTCTTGCCAATCGCTACCAGCCATTGTCAATGCGGATTTGACTCCCGATGTTAAACCGGGCGCTTTAGTGAAACATCTATTTAGATGGGGGTTATCTTTTCGGTAGTCATCGTACTCTGATATTTTCATCATGACTTCGATTACTTCGCCGGTCTCATTATCTTTAAATTCATATATTGGCATAATTTATTATTGTTTTCCATACGACACCCCCCGAGTGGGGGGGTGAAGAGATACGGATCACCTTCCTTATTGAGTCGTTAGTTGTTCAACAATAGTTTGATTGAGATACTCTTGTTTCTTTGCTAGTTTATAAACCAAGTTATCTCTTCCTTTCTTCTTCATTCGTTGGATATAATAATCCAATTCCTGACGGTCTCGCTTCAAGCGTTCCAATTGTTTTTCTGACATCAACACCTCGTTTGTTAGTTAAAGGGATGGTTATTTCTGGATCAGTTTTGGAAAGGTCTCCTGTACTAGTTTTTTGGTTAAGTATTTCACTGGTGACTTTTTTGCCACCATCGACAAAACTATCTCTGCATCTTTTGGATGTATTGATTCCAAGAGTCGCATGAATTTGAGTTCGCGTCTAAACGCCTGCATATCTTTGCCTGGCCCACCTTTAACATAATAACCGAATTCTTTATGTAGTCGTAGGAGACTAGAAGGGGTTGACTCAGGTCTATTTGGGGTATACGGAGGAGTGCCCGCGGGCAAGATGAACTGAAGAGTATCATCAAAAGTGCCTCGGAGGACATCTGTTAAAGCAGCAACATTCTGATATTTCAACAGAACATCCTTTCTTTTGGTTTTAGTTGTTTGTTTCCCAAACTCTTCGAAGATTTCGAAAATGTCGGGGGTTCTATTGTTGGCCATTATATTTCACCTTTACTATAACTATATAGGGTTTTTTGTGTTTTCACTTAGTATCTATATGTAAAAAAACCCCCGATTTCTCGGGGGAAAAGAGCGAACGTGGTTAAACCCTCACAGGAATCATTACCAATTTAACGTTGGTTTAATCACAGTCCCACTCAATAATCTTGTAGTTCTTCATTGCTTTTTCTTCGGCATAATCGATTGCATCCTGTTCACTGTCGAAGATCATTTCGGCAAGAAACTCGCCATCCTCTTCTAAGTAGTAAACGTAATCACTCATTTTAAAATCTCCTTAGTAGTACCAGCTGTTGTAGTGAGTAGCTTCCGCAGTAGTAGGACGAGCAAAAGAATGAGAAGAAGTCTTGAAGCCACCGTAGTTGTCGATTCGTTTCTTCATCTCTTCACCAACGAAAGAGTTGGGAACCGCACGAACATTTTGACACATCATTCCTTCACTACCTTCAACAGTTGCGGTGGCAACCTCACGGACAATGACAGTTTTCGCTGTAGGTTTCGCAACGACTTGGTAACAATCAACTTGAGTCTGTTCGTAACCCCAAGAGTCAACGAACAAGTCACCGACCTTGACGTTGGCGGCAAGTTCTACTGCCTTGACTTTGCGTTCTTCTTTCGCTTTGGCACGGTATTCGATAGTGGCAAGACGATTATCAATGAACTCTTGTTGCGCTTCGTACATACGTTCAATAGTACGGTAACGAACGTGGTACTCATTCTTGAACCCAAGACGGGCACGGGGAGCAGGACGGTCGCACTTGGCAACTAAACGTTCTTCGTCAATAGTAAGAACAAGGTCGTGTTTCGCGAACAAAGCAATCATTTCATTTTTCATAATATAGTCTCTTTCAAAGTAAAAACAACGGGGACACTCCCCAACCAACAAAGACATTATCTCATAACTAAAACAATAATGCAACAACTATTTCATTTATTTTTAGAACAATTTGTTATAAGACCCATACATGGTTATAACGTTTTGGTATATTATCACAGGAGTATTCATCATCTCCATAGTTTATAACCTTGACGCATTCGCCAGTAGAATTACTGAAGTGCACGTCTGGTTGATCCAGAATATTGTCACCCACATAAACAAGCGTGAGAACCGCAATTGCAGCTGCAATCAACATATAAACAACTTTCTCTAGTGTATCTACATTCATTATTTCACACCTCCAATTTCATTTATGCGACCAATGATTCTCTTGTACTCTGAATTATAGTACCTCTCGTTGTAACACTCTTGGGCGTCAAGCAACATAGCGAGGTCATTCCAAAGGATGGATAGTTCGGCAAGTTCGTCATTCATAATATAATCTCTCTCAACTCAATCTGTACAAGTATTATCTCATAATCATAACAAGAAGTCAACAACTATTATCATTTATTTCATGAATAGTGGGTATAACTATGGTCGATTGTGCCAAGGTTCTATTTGATGTCCGGATTGGACTAGTGTCTTGGGGAGGTGCTTTGCGTGAATCTTACATCCAATAAACGCATTGTAGTAGTCGTCCCGTAACAGAACGTCACGGTCGAATTGTTCTTTAGCTTCGAGGTAGGAACACTCACCTTTGGTTTTGCAGAGGTGTAGTATCTCTCGGTAGTATGCTTCACCACCTTTCTTTTCTACCAGTAATTTGAGTTCTTCGGATGACCCATAGTAGTCCATCCAGTCAGATTGTTTGGTAACCTTGCGTTTCCGTTTCTGACCTTTTAATGGTGGTAGTCTGCGAGTAGACCAGAAGAACTTCTTACCGACATATTTCTTTCCGGTATCACGTTCTGTAATAAGATAAACGAACCCAACGTATTCGCTGAGTTCGTCTTCGGTAGGATTGTATTCTGTATTCTTGATGTACCACATTGTCTTATATAACTGCCATTAAGGGGTCTAATGACTTATATATAAGACACTTAACTTATGATGGTATTGTCTGTATTCAGATATATCTGATTGGGGGTAAACATGTGCGCATCAACAGATACATATGTACAAAGAACTACACGATCACCCACCATTGCATTACGCGCACCGGGCCCATTCACGGAAATAGTGCCCGAACCCTTGGGCGCAAGTATTATGTAAGTAGTCCAACGTTTTCCGTTAGTTGCGTTATAGATATCAATTTGTTCATACTCCCGCATCCCTGCGGCAACAACCAAATCTTCATCAATAGCAACAGAACCGTCATACCATAACTCACAGTCAGTGACGGTTCCCATATGCAATTTGGATTTTAGGAAGGTAGAAATCAATCTTCTTCAACTCCTTCAATCTGTTCTAATTCCGCATCTTCACCACACATAGGACAGTGTTGTGGTCTATCGTCAACGTAGTGTACTATGATAGTACTTTCTATGTCACATATAGGACAGATGTTTTCATATCTTAATTTCATGCAGCGCACCCCTCGCCGTCTAGACCACAGACCTGTGGTTCTTCTTCCCAATCCCAATCACCATCCATACCATTTACAGAGTATTCGGTAACACGTTTCTCAAAGAAGTTGTCATGTGATGCACCGTTCAGTACCCAGTCTAACCAAGGGAGTGGATTATCCTTGACCTTGAAGTTAGGCTTCATACCAAGTTGCAACAAACGTCTGTCTGCGATATGACGGATATATGCTTTAACATCTGCTTCAGTCAATCCTTCGATGGTACCGGACTTATATGCAAGTTTGATGAATCTATCTTCCAACTTAACAGCATTCTTTGCCATCTCGTATACTTTAGACTTCAGTTCATCGTTTACTACACGTGGATGTTCTTCACAGAACTCACGGAACAACTTCGCATTACCTTGTACGTGCATAGTCTCATCACGAATAGACCACTCAACGATTGTACCCATACCTTTCATCTTACCGAAACGTTGGAAGTTCAACAACATTACGAATGATGCAAACAGACTCATACCTTCATTGAATACAGACTGTGCAAGTACAAGTGCAAGACCTGTGTGAGAGTTGATGTTACCCTCTTTCATGAAGTCAATCTTGTCTGCCATCTCTTTGTATTCCATAAAGGCAGAGTGTTCTTCGTCTGGCAGACCCAGAGTATCATTCAACAATGCATACGCACGTTGGTGTACACCTTCGCGGTTTGCAAAGGATGACAACATGTTACGGATCTCATTGTTCTTAAACTTAGGGATCAACAGTTCGTGATAGTTCTCGCCTACCTGCACATCCGACTGAGTGAACAATCGTAGTACCTGAGTGATGAACTCTTTCTCTTGTTCGGTGAGTTTGGTTCTCCAGTCTTGAATATCTTCGGACAGTTCTGCCTCGTCCTCAACCCAGTGAATCTCTTCGTGTTTCTTTGTCAGTTCTACAGCCCATGGGTATTGGAAGGGTTTGTACGTCTTCGAAAAATCTAGTAGTGCCATTTTTATTCCTGTAATATTGGTAGTATATATGGTGTTAATGTTTTTGCTATAAGTTCATTACCCGAATCAGACGGGTGAATACAAAGTGTAATATTAGGATATTTACTAGGGTCTGACCTAATTATATGTTTTGCTCTTTCTACCCTTTGGGGTATCCACATTGGTTTGTCATCTATTTCTTCTAACCACTCACCTATAATTATATCAAGTAAAGTATTAGAGGAGTGTTCTGGTTCTATCCAACAGTCTTTTATTTTACCGTGAATAAAATTAATGTCTCGGACTCTTTTCTGATACATTCGTTTCCTTTCGATCAGAGTATTATCGAAACTATTGGTCATTATAACAGGTACATCATAGTCTTGGCAAATCATTCTTACCGAATGGTATGAGATTTCTGACTGCAATCGTAGTGTAGACATATTTCGATACTCTTCAAGTTCAAGTCTTTCTTTCTCGAACTGTCTTGTTCCACCAACTATATAGTCGAGATAATCAAAGTCCATGAACTTGTCATCAGTAGTTATATACTCATGATTCAATTCCATAGACCTATCTACCCCAGACCAAACCACCAAGATCGATGTGTTGGTCATATCGTTGGACTGTATATATCTGAATATTTTGTTTGCGATAGATGCGTTGCCAGCCCCTCTCCTTCCGCAGTTGACAACTTCTACACCAAGTTCCCTTTCTAAAAAGTGACACATATTGAAACGTGTCACTTTCACTTCAGGCATGGCATTGTAACCTTCTACAAAACTATCTCCAAATACTACTAACCTTCGCAAGCTCTACACTCATTATCTTCTTGTGCTGGTGAGTCCGCATTACCCAAGAACAACATCAGTTCTTCGTAACCACCGACATAGTTGCCTTGGATATAGATCTGTGGAACAGTCTTAACACTACGACCAGTCACTTCAGCCGCAGACTTACCAATTTCTTTCAAATCGATATAGTCATAATTAATACCGCGTAAGGTCAATTCTTCCTTTGCAAGTTCACAGAACGGACAGTTGGGAATACCGTATACTATACTGCGACTATCTTCTTGTAATGCAACACGTTCTACCTTCTCCGATACATTCTCTGCACGAGACTTTGCCTCGGTGCGTAGATAGTATAGACCTTTAAGACCTTCCTTCCACGCCTTGAGATGTACCTTATTCACGTATGATTTAGGTGCACCAGCAGGGAAGAATACGTTCACCGACTGACCCTGACAGATATACTTCTGTCTATCAGCTGCGTGTTGTACTACCCAGTTCTGATCTAACTCTTGTGCGGTCTTAAATATAGACTTCTCACCTTCGGTCAAAAACGGAAGATGTTGTACCGAACCTTTATTAGTGATAATAGAAGTCCAGTTCGATTCGTTGTTCTGACCCTTCTCGGTAAGTAGTCGATCAAGGTATTTGTTCTTAACCAAGAAACTACCCGCACGAGTACGGTGTGTATATGCACATGCCTTCAATGGTTCGATAGAAGGACTTGTACTCAAAATAACACCAGATGATGCATTAGGTGCAATCGCAATCAAGTGACTGTTACGTCTACCCGAACCAAACCCATCAGGATACTCGCCACGTTCTAGGGCCAGTTTCTGTGTTTCTGCGACTGCCTGTATATTAATGTGTGAGAATACAACATCATTCATTTCACGTGCTTTATCAGACTCCCATGCAACTCCATGTTTCTGGAGAAGTGAATGGAAACCCATCGCACCCAAACCAATAGATCGTTCACGTTGTGCACTGTATCTCGCACGACTGATCGAGTCTGGTGCATTCTCTACAAAGTATTCTAGGACGTTATCGAGCATTCGCACGATATCACCCACAATGTTAGTATCTTTCCAGTCATCAAAGTATTCAAGATTCAAAGACGACAAACAACATACCGCAGTACGATCTGCGTTTGTAGGAAGGTGGATCTCATTACATAAGTTCGAACCATTGATCTTGAGACCCAAGTCTTTCAGTGGTTGCGGTAGATCACGGTTTGCAGTATCGATAAAGTTCAAGTACGGTTCACCTGTACGGAATCGAGTCTCTAAGATACGTTCCCATAACTTACGTGCATTGATCGATTCTTTAACCCCATTATCTTTTGGATCACGTAGATCGAACTGACTGTTCGACTTAACTGCTTCCATGAACTCATCGGTGATATTAATTGCATTATGAAGGTTCAATGCTTTACGCTGTACATCACCCGTAGGGATACGCATGTTCAGGAACTCGATGATATCAGGGTGCGAAACATCCATATATGCAGCATAAGATCCTTTGCGTGTTTTACCTTGACGGTACGCAATCATGTCAGCATCTACGGTATGTATGAATGGCATAGGGCCAGGCGCAACGTCAGACACGGTACGGACATCCGACCAATGACCCCCTACACCACCCCCCATGACCGACAACCAACGCAGTTCTGCGGTGTGTTCGATCAATCCTTCTAGGGTATCAGGTACATAGGTAAGGAAACAAGAGATAGGCATTGCCTTTGATTTCTTACCAACAACAGGTGCGTTAGATAAAACGGGAGACGCATACATAAACCACTTGTTACTAACATAACCATAAAGTCTTTCTGCAAGGTCTTCGTCCATTTCTTCTTTGTAGATTGACCAAGCCTTCGCTGCACGTAAAAAACCTTCTTGTGGACTCTTCTCACCATCTTGTAAGTAAAAGTCCTTCAACATACCAATCGCATAATCTTCTAATAAAGCGTCTTTCTTCTTATCTATTCTCATTTATTCTCTGCCGCCGCTGTAATCGTAAAATGGTTCATCTTCAACAAACTCGTAATCCTCAATGATATATTGTTTACCTGTATCTATAAAGGTATCTATCATCTGATATAATCGTTCATCCTGTTCTTTCTGCGTCAGTAAACCCTCCCACATGAAGTGGTTTATTAAAGACGCGGTGTAATTTTTGACTATAAATCTGTCGGGGTGAAGGTATTTATCATCGGTACCTTCTAAAGATACGTAGATTATCTTATTTTTTTCGAGACCAGCCAGTCCCAAATTGTCTTGTAGGATATGTAGGTCAGACAGATCTTCGTCTCCCTGAAAGACAGAGACACTGACCCCTTTACGTTCAAACGTTTTCATGATATATTCCTTAATGTATAGGGGTAATTATAACAGAGTGGGGGTGGGGTGTCAAGAAGTTTTGTTGATCTTTCCCATCAATCGCTTGAGGATAGCAATTTGATCTTTACGTTTACGTTTCTTGTCGTACTTCTTACGGACGATGACAGTATCGGAATCGTCTCCGGTACCAACTACAGAAGATGTGGTTGTGTCTTCGCTAAATTTATTGAACGTTTTCATCGGTAGTTCCTGTTCTTTGTAGTAACATAGCTGTTGTCATCCTATCATTTATTTTCGCTTGGGGATTCTTGATCAGTTGGTTATTATCAAATTGTAATGTTGCCGCTATCCGATACGGATGATGGGAACTTGTATGGACATGATCTACTAATGCTTCAATGTGTCGAAAGAGGTTAACATCATCTATTAAGATCCACTCAATCTCGGACTTATTGCATAAGCCATAGTCGTTCATTATACCTTCTATACTATGATCCCCATCAATATATACCATATCATAATTTTCACCTATGATATTATCCGGAATTAGATGGTGTGAATCTTTTATACCAAACTTAAACCTTTCTCCGAATATGGATTTTAATTTCTGAGCGCATGGTCGAGTATAGTTGTGTCTACCCAAGTCAAGAGAATGTACTACTGTTTCGGGGAGTACTTCCAGAAAACAAAATGCGGAATGTCCCGCATTAAATCCTATCTCTAGTATTTTTTTGGGTGCAATAGTATCAAAGATAGAGGTGAACGCTTCTACGGTAATATCCGTCAATAACATATGACCTTCCCTCACCTTCAAGTTGGGGAAGTGTTCATCGAACTTATCTTGTAAAGTCATTTGGTTATCTCAGCAGTAGTAATATATAGATTCTGGTTGGACTTCAAATGTGTCGCTTCGTAAATCTGTAGACCGAGTACTTCATCGATTGGATGAGTCTTTGAGATTCTAATTTGATCACCTTTCTTCACAATTTCTTCACACTTAGTGGTGATTGATTCATTCTTCATTTTGTATATGCCAGGCGATAGTTCATTGCCTTCTAACATAAACCACTTAGTTTCTTCGGCGAGACAGTCCAGAACATCAATACCAGTCTCAGTATGAATCTTGTTTAAGTTCTTGTCAGAGAGTTCACCATGTTCTTTGATGAGTGCGAGTGCCGCACCATAACGTGCAACAACCGACTGTCCGCCAGGCACCTTTGCCATCAGACGTTTTAAATTGAAAACAAGTCTGTGGAACGGAGTGTAATACGAACGGTAAGCTTCCCGATCATCCATAGAGTTCAGGTTGAAGTCTTTGTTCTTTTGACCATCTTCGTCTATGATACCTGCCTTGAATGCATCTGTTTTGTCAAACGGTGTGACTAACAGTTTCAAGAAACGTATCGTGTATACGAGGTCTGCTGCTGATTTTAATATTCCCATGTTTCTATTTATACCTAAAATTATTTAACTAGATCAACTGTTCAAAATCTCTTCTACGTGTCGCCATTTTTATATTGTTGAAAATACCTTGATAATCACAATACAAGACATCTTTATGGGGTGTGATAAATGTGTAGTTGAACTTCTCTAATATCTTTCTTTGGATAGGTGAATCCATAGAATTCCCCAAAAGAAATGACATCGATGTCTTGAAAACTTCGTGGTATATTCTTCTATCATTATATAGTGATGCGGCAATCACATCATTATTGGCACTTATTGCACGAGTGTATAACTTAGGAGTTAAGAGTTTCAACATGTTATATTCGGCCGCATCCCAATCTATATCTTCGGTAATCCATTTTTCCATCCATGCATCGATGTATGTTTGGGGAGTTTTATGATCTCCTAGAGTATAACTGGCACCATAATGATCTTTCTTTTTATCCAGATTCTTTTGGAGGGATTCTTTAAGATTGTCCTCTCCTTTCATACTTACCATCAACAGGTGCATATGTGGTATCAAATCACGGAGAAACATCTCGTCACCGTTTACACCATACAGTACAATATCAGGATCTCCAGATTCAAAAATCTGTTTCATTGTTGGTAGAATGGTGGCCCATCTGGTAGAACTGTCTTTCAGAAATTTTCGGGTCGCCCAACCAAAACCATCCACTGTCATCACTTCATTAGTGACATCAGAAAAGTTCTTAGCGGTTATATCCTTATATTTTTTACCATCCTCTCCCGCATAACACAAATCTATACTATACATGTACTGTGGATCATCACGAAAATATTGGGATTGGAGTGCAGAATCCATTCCCTCACTTAAAGAGATGAACCGGTTTTCATAACGAGACTTAATTAGATTCGAGTGTTGTTCCATACATTCATGGATATATTCAGCAAGTGCTTCGGGGTCAGTCCATTGTTCTTCTTCTAATGCACGTCTACAGTCACCCACATAATCATAAGGAGGAATGTAGGAATTGATATGATCGTAGAATGTCGTATTCTGTTTTTCGGAAAACTCTCGAGCATGTTGGTCATATTCTAGACCACTTCTACAGACATCACCTTCTTTGATTGTCATATAAGGAAGATAGTTACTAATCTCTTGACCATACTTTGATGCAGTGAATATTTTATGATTCTGGAAGTAATCGACAGATATATCAAATTCCGACTCGGTTAATTTGATTGCAAAGAAATTACCATTCTCATCATCGAAACTCCATCGTTCACAAGCTCCTTCGATATCACCTTCTATCAAGTACCCACAATAGAGAACAATATAACCATTACCCTCATAGAGTTTCACTTTATCGTCATGGAAGAAATGCCACTTGCCATAACTCTTTACGGAAAATGGTGGTTGAAAAAATTTGTTATTATCTTCACATATAAAAAATTTCATCTTAGTTTCATCGACCCCTGTGATGTAAATAGATGTACCTCGTAGAGTGTTCCTTCAAATAAAGACACGTCATCTATTAGGTTATCTAACATTTTTTTGTTGTTATCGTATTGTATTTCTGGTGGTAATGTTTTATCCGTAGATAATATATCAACGACACCTTTTTTGGTACGTGCGACAAACCCGAATTTATCGGGTCTATATTCATCCTCCAGATCATGTTTTATGAAGTGGCAGAAGAACTCATCACAAATACGTGGTTTGTCTTCTTGGATCGAACATCCAGTTTCACAGAGTTTATTGCATGAACTCCACTCACCATACACTACACCATACTTATTAGCTTCTTTGTACTTATCTGCAAAACTCCACTCACCGGTATATCCCATGATCTCACAACAAACGGTACAATCTCCGCATCGAGATTCTGTGGGGGATATCATATCATTCTCAGTTTTTCAACAATCACCGGATCAAGACTGATACCTGTCAGGTCTTGGTTGATGTCTATTGCTTTCAAGAATATTAGGAATGGTTTAAGTGCATTCCAGTGTGGAGGATCAATCTTGAGTGCAAGCATCTCAATACCAGATTCGAATCCCCAACAGTTAAATATAACTATCAAATGATTCAGTACCAGTCTCTCCGACAACTCACCAGAAAGTGTGTACTTATTCAACAGTCGTTTTATATACTTGAATCTTTTAATGTCATTAAAGAACTCTTCACTATCGATACAAGTGGGATTGTAATAGTTCTTCGCTGCGTATATTGTAAATGTTTTATGCGTAAGTATCATCTATAAACTCTGGTAAAGACATATGAGGTTGGGGTAATTCATTTCTTTCTTTGAGAATATTTATCTTATCGATAAGTGGTCTCATCCATTCCCAACTATTTTTTCTGATCTTTGTTACCGATTGGTCATTTTCAGTTGTCACATATGTGGGGTAACGATTTTCTTTTCTACGAACCACATTATATTTTCCGTCAAGAGCCATTTTCTTCACCTTCAAAAACTGTAGAGTGTCTTCTCCAATTATCAGTTCTTTATCGAAATGAATTTCTTTAGCGATATTTCTAGAATAGAAAACCATTCTAGTCATATATTCTTTAACCTCAGAAAATTTGTTCATGAGATGGTTGAACTCAACTCTATCAACAGACCATTTGTGTGATGTCGGCGCATCCATATGTCCCCTTGTCATAAAATGCCATAGGAGAGTTTCATAAACTTGGGTTGCATATTGAGGATTCGATTTGTCACAGGGATATGTCAACTCGGTCAGTTTAATATCTTCTTCGGTTAACTTAGTTAAATCTTCACACAATTTTAGAATGTAGTCCGGATCTAATCCAGTAGTTATTCTTGGTTGTCGATAGTGAACTATCATATCGGGAGGAGTTGGGTGTTGTGATACTGACTTATACAATCTATATCCAAGAGGAGTAATAAAATCATCACCGTCTATCTGAACCATATAATCATTGTCACTTTCCAGAAATAACTTGATCACAGAATTCTTGCCGGTGGCAGGAGTGCCATCAGAAGGGGTTATATAATATTCGAGATCGTTTTCTATACAATATTCTTCTGCGTAGTCACGGTAGTTGTCATCGCGAGTATTGATGACAACTACCAGATCTTCAGAATGTATAATTTCACTATTGCGTATGAGACTCTCTAAAGAATTAGAGGTTAGCAAATAGAATTTCATGATATACCTTATATATTATTTAAGCATCAATCGTTCTAGTAAGGTCTTCTTAGTAGCTCGTTTACTTACTTCGACACCGGATTGTTCTGCGATTGCTTGCAGTTCAGTCTTAGTCATGTCTTCGAGAGACTTGTTGTTCGCGGGCGCTTCCTGAAGTAATTGTGGTTCTTCAACAACAACTTCTTCGGTTACCAACGAAACACTATTGTATTCGTCAATCTGATCTTGGGTGAAACGTTTTGATACAAACAACTCACCTGTCTTGGGGTCAGCCCAACCACGAAAGGTTGGGACTGCATTCTTACACCATTTAGGACATTGCATAATTACTCTCCGTTATTCCGGTGCTTTACCAGAAAGGATTTGACGGATGACTTCGTACTCTTTCATTTCTTTCTTCACAGTACGTTCTTTAGGTTCTTCGATCTTTTCCAACTCATCGTGGGAAATCTTATCCACTTTGTGTTTTGCCTTGAACTCTTTACCCTTGGGTGATTCTTTTGAATCAATCTCTTCGGGTGGAGTTGCACCTTTCTTCTGATTGACAGCTTCTTCAACCTTAGACCACATTTCGATGAATGCTTCACGGGTGTTTACTCGGTTGACAGATTCGATCTTAGAGATCTCTGCGGTAGCATCAGAAGTCTTAGGGTTGGTATCAGTCGCCTTCTTCTTCTTAATTGGTGTCTTTGCGTCACCTTCACCGTCCGATTCTACTTCTTCGGCATCATCGTCTTCTTTTTCTGCTTCGGTCTCACCTTCGTCTGCATCACCATCTTTCTTGGGTGGCATTTTCTTCTTAGGTTCTTCCTCTTCGTCCTTCTCTTCCTTCACGCCCTTGGCAGGTTTCTTACCACCGTCAATCGCGTCATCAGTTGCGGCACGTTTCTTGTGCAGGAACTCGTCCGAAGAATCAACATCTCCATCGTTATCGATGTCCTTGTCCTTACGATCTTTGAACTTCTTATCGTTCTCTGCATCGCTTACTGGATCAAGTTTCTTTTTTGCTTCGGAGACCATTGACAAATATGCCTCCATTGTACCCTTTAGTTCATTTGACATTTTTAGTCTCCGTTTTAGAACCACATCATTTTAACGATGGCGCCAATTATTGCAGCGACACCGACAAATGATAGTCTGTTGATGATACTCACGGTGTGAGCATTTTCGTTTACTTTAGTTTCAATAGAATCCAATTTCTGAGAAAATCGATTCATACGTTCAAAGTGATTTTGATTTTCTCTTTCCATAGAAAGGATCTTTTCCTCGGTACGTGCGAGACTAATCATAGCTTCGGCAAGTTTATCGATTTTAAGTTCAATTCTATCTAATCGGTGATTAGATGTGTCGTTATTGGGCATCATGGATTCCATTTGATCTATTGGTGTATTTATACTAATTGTCAACTTTAGATCCCCCGCGCCACTGATAACAAGACCAATATCTTGCTTTCCATTTTGGGCCAGGGTTTGCACAATTGTGTCGTGCTCTAAAACTCTTTCTTCGTTTTGGATCGTCCCTTTTAATTGACATATTGGGATCACCGAACCTCACCACAACAACCTTACCAGACTCGTTCTTTACATATACTTTGAACTTCTTGTTAGGGTTCTCGGATGTACGAATGGGGTCATTAAGTTTGACCGTCTTACCTTGGTACTCGGACTCGGTTATTACCAAGTCTTCGAACAGGTCAGTGCATTCGCAGTGTTCATCTATTTCGTTGTAATGATTAAACTTCTTCATATCAACTCACGTAAAAGTTAAGTTCGTATGGGTTCTTATCAGTGTCACGGTTGTATACCTGAATGGAAAGACTTTTACGTACTGGTTTGTCATTCTTAGTCAACTTCAGTGTATGACGTGTAGTCTTACCACGGCCAGGTTTACCTTTACCCGTAGTTACTTGGTTGAACCAATCGTCTTCTACTACCTCAAAACCTTTCTTCTCTGCTTGTGCTTTTGCGTGTTGTACTGCGGCAGAGTATGTGTTGAAGTATAAATCGGCAGACGAGTCTTTACGTGCTTCTTCGACAGATTCTTTAAGACCACGCTTTTTCATCTCGGCAGCGACCACTTTATCTTGTAATTTAGCAATCTTAGAACCAAAACGTCCTGCTGGTTTACTTGCCCATTTCTTTAATGTGCCATCGCTCAAACCACTAATCTGATCACGAATTTCTTTTTCGCTACGAGAATCACCCATACCGATTTGTTTTTCGTATGGTTTATCTTTCATCTTCTCTTCAAGTTCAACCGACTCTTTCATACCTTTCATGAAGTCGGCAACATCTTTCTCTTTCATGCCAATCTTCTTAGCAATCTGTGCAGCAGTCATACCTTTCTTTACCATATCGTGGAAGTCTTTCATCTTCCCTTCTTCAAGTCCTTCGGTCGCAATCAACTTCCAACCTTGTCGTTTCATCTTGTCGGCAGTCGCACCATCGACCTTACGGGTCATGTTACCTTTCTTGACGGTGTACTTCTCAGCACCTTCCGCAACTTTCTTTGCTTGCGCAGTTGCGATTGCCATCTTCTTGTCCATTGGCATATCGGGTTCATCTTTCTCAATTGCCTTTGCAATCTCTTCCCGTTTCTTTTTCTCTGCGGCAGTGAGAGTCTTCTCTCTCAATTCTTTAAACGACTTCACTTAGTGTACCTCACCACAAATATAGTGTCCTTGACAGTCTTACCTTTCGGTACACCACGTACTTTATGTTTATCCATATCGAAGTTAATATTGGCAACAGTTTGTTTTGCGAACTTACCGTTCTTCAACCAGTGTGCTTTGAAGTCACCGTAGTTATCTGACTTAACAGTGTACTCGATATTGGGATTCTTTTTAGATAGGTCAACCAATTTCTTGATACCCTCATCACCCATATAGTATTCACCACTTGTTTTAGATGTTCCACCTAAAGTGACTACTTCGCGTTTCTCTCTGATTTGTTGAAATGTTTTCATATTATGCAAGATCCTTATCGTGGTTTAAATTGCCTTTCTTCTTTTTGACGATGAACGCATTGACTCTTGCGTGTCCCCATTGTTGCGGGGTAGTGCCAGGACGGTGACCCGTCTTCCATGCAGCAACACCACGGTTATATACTTTCTTCAGTGTATCTACCGAGATACCAGACTTCTTTGACTTAGCTGCAATGCCATCCGATCCTTCTTTAACGTCAAGTGTATCATACACTGAATACCGCCCTTCGGCAAGGTATTTTTTAAAATTAATCATTTAGTTTGCCTATTCTTTTGTCTTGCGCGAGCGAGTCTTGCACGGTCTAGAATACGGTCGTGTTTCTTCTTATCAGTCTCTTTCTCACGTTCAATCTTCTGAGAGGCAGCATCTACAGGATCAGTCGCTTCTTTAACACTCTTCTCATATGCTTTAGCGAGATTCCTAGCGTCAACACCGTCATACTGTTTTGCAACCTGGCCAGCATAATAAACAACACCGTGTCTAAGGTTACCGCCGGTTTCTTTCTTCTTACGGTCAATGATCTTACTAAGAACATCCAGTGCATGTTGGTATTTTTTAGGACTGAGTTTAGACCCGATCATATCCTTCATCCAACGAGGAGCCATGTCTTCTTCGACAGACTCATACTTCAGTTCGGGATCAGGTGACTTGAATGCTTTCTTACGCATAATTGTTTTGTTAACAACTTCGAACTCGCCGTTCTTCCAGTTGATAACTACAGGTAGGTTCAGGTCAGACTGCATATCCTTGAGGATCGCTTCACTGTTACCGTGTTTCTTAATCTTCTTACCCTTGTTATCAGCCATCTTCTTGAACAGACGTTCTAACTCGTCAACACTAATAGCAGGTTTGTTTCGTTTGTCATTCATACGGTCTTTGAAGTGACGAGTAAATTCGATATCCACATCAAACTTGTTCAGTAGTCGGTCAGCAAACTTTTCAAGGTCATTGAGTTCTTTCTGAGATACTTCTTCATACATGTCTTTGAACTGTTTGGTGTACTTAGAAGGTTTGGTCTTTGCTGTTGCATCGCCTGGAGCGGGTTTGTATGCAGAGTCATCATCGTCTGCTTTCTTACCGTGTTTCTTGAAGTGTGCATCACGTGCAACTTTGGTGGACTTCTTCAGTCCCGAGTGATAACGTGCAGGTTGTGTACCTTTACGATCTTTGATATCTGAGTCTTGTTTCTCTAGTAGTTCTACAGCATCTAACCATTTGCGCAACTTACCGTTATCTGTTTCCACGATAACATAGTTAGCACCCAATACAGATACAGTTCCTATTTCATCGCTTTCTTTGATAACAACAGTGTCACCTACTTTAAACAATTCACCTTGAACATACTGTTCTCTTGTTTCAGAAACAGTTTCCAGTTCAATGTGATTCTTGAATTCAAACTCTTCCTTGAGACCCATTCCCTTCCGAACATCATTGAACAACTTCCGTGTATCTTTATCGGACATTCCTTTCGGTACACCTTGTGCAAATGTAACGAAGTCATTCTTTGCTGCATTCTCACGTTGTTTAGACGCAGACATACCTTCAACACCAGTCGCATCAGGATCACGTTCACCCGCAGAGACAATGTTGATTTTCTTGAAATTGTAGAAACCATGACGTGCCTTTGTACCGTTGTACTTATTCAACAATACATCGAACTCACGTATACGGTCTGCACCAACAACCATGTTGATCTTAGTATAACCTTGATCGTATAGTTTTACTGCAATATCAAATACGGACTTGACATCCTTATCTAACATTACTTGACGTGCATGTTTAGGAAACATCTTACGTACATGTTTCACTTTATCTGTGTAGGATAGGGGATCTTTCTTGGGATTCTGTGATTGTGAGACATATACTTTATAGTCTGATTTACCAGACTTCTTGGCAAGTACATCCATCACTTTACCGTGACCAATAGTAGGAGGATTCATTCTACCAAAGGTAAAATAAACTTCACGATCTTCTTCGATCAGGTATTGGGTGAAATTCTTAATCGGCACTTTTACCACCTTTCTTACGTTCCATTTCTTTTTTACGTACTTGGGGTAGTAGTTTACGAGATAACTTATCGATAACTGGTTTCTTCTTTTCGAGTCTCTTCTCTATGTCCTGTCTACGTGACAATGAGAGTTCACCTTTGGGTGTATCTTTGGTAAGTTTCTTGAGTAGGATATTACGTGCAGCCTTTCGTGCACGTTTCTTCAGAGTGTCCATAGAGGCAATCTTACGTTGAGCACGTTTGCGACCCATTGCAATCTTGGCCTTGTTCTTTTTAAACATGCGACCACGTGCAAGACGTTGGGTCATGTCTAGTGCTTCGTTCTCTACTTCTTCTCCGGTATTTCCGGTAGGTATATCTTTCTTGCGTTTCTTAGCATTGTGCGCAAGTTGATCATCACCCGACTGAGTGTAATCTACAGATGTAAAATCTTTGAATCTAAGCGGTTTCTTTGCCACTTTGTTTTCCTCTGGTTTATCCCATTAATTACGACTAGGTTTGTCCCAGCCCTTTAATATATCGGGTGAAAAGTTGTTGTATGAAAATTCCATACGATCAACAAGTTTCACTGCGTCACCACCAAGTTTGTCAATTGCTACATAACCTTCTTCACCAGTCACTTTGTAACCCGTTTTGGTTTGAACGAATGTGTCAATTTTCTTTAAACTATTAAGTTTATTTATAAGTTTTAGTTTCGCAAGTACAATCATTTTCTGCAAATCGAACATCTTTTCTAGAGATTCTAGATTCTTCGGAGAGAAAAACTTTAAGATTTCGTCTCGCTTTTCGACTTGGGCGCTCTTGCCTTTCTCGGTTTTGCGTTTGTCGATTTCTTTTTGGTACTTGTCTTGGATGTACTTGATGAGGGCTTGGGCGTGCTTTTTCGAGTCGCCGGGCGTTTGACCTTTTCGGACGTAGGTGTTGTTGAAGGTTTCGATTGTTCCGGCGAGGACGGGGTTTCCTTCAAGGGTTCTGAGGGTTGTTCCACTGATCTGGTTAAAAAGTTTACCAGCTTTTGAAAGATATTCATTTACTTGCTCCGTTTCTTGTTGGGTCATTGTCGCATCTACAGATCGCAACATTGCATCTTGTGACCATACGTTTTTAGATTTTTTTAGTTTAGAAACATCTACACCGAAGGATGCTGTCATCGATTCAAATGTTTTACCCTTATATGTAGTGTGCCACACTATACCGATTTTTGCATCGCGTACTTCCTTCGACTGTTCAAATGGTATTGCATATACGATAGTATTGGGATGGAATGTAGTATACTGCACACCATCAATTTTCTTCTTACCCAGATCACCTCGACCAAATAGGAAGTCCCCTTGGATGACTCCTTTGATACCAAGTTCAGGTAGATACTTCAATGCATCTTTGAGTTTCTCTGCGAGGTCACCAGAAGTATCTGCTTCAACATCTGCATCGGTTTTGTATACCTTGGGGTTCTTATTGAAGATACCTTTCTTCGCCACAAAGAACTTACCATCCGTAGGATCTTGACCGCAGAAGATAGCAGGTGCACCATCCCACTTAGTGGACAGTCCCGCAGTACCTTTACCCGCAAGCATATCACGCAATTCACGTAATGCAAATATTGCTTGACGTGTACCATTAACACCACCATAGATGACTTTATCTTCGATATGCGTCATATGGGTGTTCTTGGATTCGGTTATAAAATCTACAAATTTCATTACTATTCCTTGATAAGAATCATATCAAATGCAGCAGAGGCACGTGAATTGTTAGTTCGCATACTACATCTAAAATCAATATCTGTCCTTGCATCGAATTTCAATGGAACCGTGAAGTCATATAGGTAATGACCACCATCTCCGATCTCGAAGGTATGTTTAATACGAAATGATGTTTGGCTAGGAATTCTAGAATACACGTTACCACTCGCATCACCACCGGCCTCGATACTCATACTGACTTTAGACATATATGCAGTGTGTCCTTCAGGGACAGTAAATACCGCCATGAGTGTTTGTGCCTGACCTGCTCTGATCAATGCGATAGTCGTACCACCACGTTGAATAGTTATATTACCAATGTTAGATGTACCATCAGTAAAGAATGCACGATACGCACGTTTGAATGTTTTGGTGCCGGTGGTTGTTCCCGAACTGGATACTACGAAATCTTCACTTATCACATCGTAGTTCGCATCTAAACCAGTCACAGTTACCGTTCCACCATTGTCCGAAGCATTCACTGCGGGGATAGTCAAAACTCCGGCAGTATCCCATGCAGACCAAGGGTATAGGGTATCATCGACATCCCAAACAGTTCCGGTCTCAGAGACTGACATTGAAAGTACCGCACCAAATTTATGTTCGTATGTTGTATCGAGAACAAGACCACGAGCAATATTGATGCTGTTGTCTCCCTCCATATATCGTGATATTGCCATTTTATTGTACCTTTAGGTGTACCGCAGATAGCGGACTTTGTGATTTTGCTATACGGAATAAATAATCCATGAATTGTTGTTCTCTACCTTTTATCATTACGAAAATAGAAGTTACATAGTACTTGGAGACTAACCATTCGGTTGTCACACCTTCCAGATTCTTTTTAAAGGTTTCTTTGTCTACCGGACTATTTACTGCACCATCATAGAACCCATAGAACTTATCTAGGAATGAATCCCGATCTTTCTTTATAAATGATTCAAGTTCTTTACGATTATCGGTCTTATCCCGATTTGTGGCATAGAGAGCCGCATCAATACCACCATGAGACACCTTACCGTGTTTAGCAGCCTTACCGATAATCTCACACTGAAAGGTAGGGAAGGTTCGGAACTGCATCTCAATACCACCGTCACCGAACAAGTAACCATCTTTGGACTTGAAGAAATCTCTCTTACCATAAGATGACTTGGTGAACTTCGCACCTTTGAATGGTTTCTTATAGTTAACTTGGGCAAGTCTACCTTTACCAGTCAATTTCTTCAAAGACACACCGATGATATCACGTGCAGTGTATGCCTTCATCAATTCGTTGTTCAGGTATTCTAGTGACTCTGCACCCTCTATATCATACTTGTTCTCTGCACCCTTTGCGACCATGTAGATGTCCGCAGGAGACCATTTGTTGATATTACCGAATGCTTTCTGGACGCGATTCAGTTCTTTGAACTTCTTCTCTACTATCTCAACCCAACCAGATCCTCGATGGAAACTGTATTGTTTTTTACCTAGAGCTTTGTGAAGAAGTCTTGCGATATCGATAGAAGAGGAGATCCATCCTTCATCACCCAGAAGTACTTCATCTAGAGACGCATCTGTGTGCGTTTTGGGATATGCGTTACGTATATCGTCCGCACTGAACTTAGTTGTCCGGTTATCCCAGATTGCTTGTAGATAAACACATTGTGCAGATTCAGTTGCACGAGTGTTGGCTGCACCACCACCCGAACCACGACCACCCCCGAACTCGGCAGTCTTAGATAACTTACCGAATGCGAGTTTAGTTCCATCTAGGGTTTCGAGTCCAATTGACTGTGCGAGTTTAGAGTTTCCTGATTTAACAGCTTTCTCAATCTCTGCATTGTACTTAAAGACTACTTGGTCACCACCAACCAATTCGAATGGTTCATTACCTTTGTACTTGCGCAGAAAAATATCTATTCGGTCAGGTCTATCCTCACGAGTAATTTCTCCGAAAGTTAATGATGCCTCAGATAAAAAGGTTCCGAACCCTATCATATCTATTTCCTAAAAAGTGAATATAAACAAATTATAACACTATTTATACAAAAAGGGAAGTAGAATTTTCCTCATTATATTGTGCAATAGTGTCGATTAACGGACGAACCCAGTTGTCACGATGTTCAATAAACACTTGAGGTTCATGTTGGTCTACTGAGATTATAGTAACCAACTGAGTAATCGGTTGGCCAGTACGTTCTTCCCACATGATTGCATACGCAGCTTCTTGCATGAAGTAGTTCTTAATCCAATCAAGACGTTTGGGTTTCATCGAAGTTTTGTAATCGATGATTGACGGTTTACCATCAAAGATACCCACGCAATCCACACGACCCGCAACACCCAAATGATTAGAGTAGAGTGGGGCTTCTTGTGCGAAGACCTTAGTCAGACGTTCGTCCAGTATTGGTTTCAAATCAAGAAACGATTGGATGAGGTCAGGAGTACGCTTGGTCAACTTCGTTTCCCCATTGTCGGGGTCGATTGCCATGTACTTGTCCCAATCAGGGTCATTGTTGACATACTTCTCACAGATTTCGTGAACCGAGGTACCACGAGTAGACGCACGATAAGAGACACGATTCGCCTCTGCCTCACCTACACGTTTACGCCACTTGGCAATACTGTCACGTGACAGAATCGAAAGGACTGTAGTGATAGAGGGAAGGTTGACACCTTCGGGGGTTTTGTATTTGCGACCAGTATCAGTGGTCACGGCATTCATTTCAGTCAATTCGACCGGTACATGTTCAAACATTAATTAATTTCCTTTAGTAGTGCGGATGCAAGTAACATAAACATAACCGCGTTCAATATTATGAGTGCTCTATCTTTCCATAACACACTTACCCATAACCATAGTATCGTGCCCATTACACCGAAAGACAAATCAAACATGCGGTATTCAAAGCCAGCATTACGAAAAACAACAGAGACTAGAATGATTATGGTAGCACACCATTTTACGTACCAGTCTATACTGTTTTGGTTATACCATTTTACATTATTTTTCTTCATTTGTCAACCATTCAAAGTGTCCATTGGACGGATTAAACTGTGCACATTCGGTTGCAGCTGCATCGAGTCGCCAAGAACTCTGTACGGAAGTAGAACCAAACATCGAACCTATTAAGAAACTTATTAATATTACAACAATAAACGGTATACCGTTTTTTATATAATCAATTGACATTATAGTTTTTTCCTCATATTTTCCATACGTTGTTTACGTGATACCCAATTCTCGAAAGTCATTGGTTTTTTAGCGTCTCCAAATGCAAGACCTTTTCTTTTAAATTCGTTCTTCAGAATCTTCTTCTCATCAGCACCCATAAAGGTACCGACCAGACTCAGGAGACATTGACGGAACGAACGGCCGTGGTGCATATGACCCAGAGTGTGAGCAAGTTCGTGCAGTAGAACGTACTTGTTGAAACCCGTGATAGGACATAGGGTTACACTAGAACCATCAGTGAAACCCGATAATTTCTTAGTACGGGAGTTCATCTGTACTACTTCTGGTTGTGAATTGAAGATACGACCCACGTCTTCTTCAACTGACTTGTTCCATAACGTGATCCAAGTCTTAGACTTGTAGATTTTACGTGAGAATTCCTGAACTTCTTCTAGAGTCTCGAACGTGGGATTCTCGATTTGTCTTTGAAACAAGTGTTCTGCATTGTAAGTCTTTTGACGTTCAGAATCTCTAGTTTTGTAAGAGAACGTGTGGTAAGGAACACGTGCACCTTTGTTCTGTGCTCTCTTATGTTTTTCAAGATACATCTCATAAAGAGTAGAGTCAGCAATTCTCATGGTTTAACGTCCCATCATATAATAAGCGGTGTGCATATAGTGTTTACCCAAATACACAGCTCGTGAGTAAAGTCTTGGATTAGATGCGCCACCCAGAGCGCAATAACCTTTGTATGTAATCTGCATAATAAAACCCTCTCAACTCAATTTGTACAGCCATTATCTCATAACCAAAACAAGAAGTCAACAACTATCGTCATCCATTTCACGAATAGTCACCATTCATTATATGAATGTAGTAATGGAAAAATTACCATCGGTGCGGAAATCATCGACAAATCCTTGGGGGATATTATCATCACATATCAACAACCCAATCCTATTGTCAGTAGATTTTCCTCTCATCATCAAAGATACACGATACTCATCATCGATTATATCGAGTCCGCAGGGTATCGCAACATTATGTTTTAGGTGTAGATCGAACGGGTATGGTGAGTCTGGTTCCATTGGCATCACGATCATCTTATTAACATCTACCGGAAAGGATTCACCTATTATCTCAGGGTGACCATACATGGCCATCAACCATTCATCTCCCGATACGAAATAGGGTACACTATTGGTCTGTGAAGGTCTGACATTATTCTCACAGAAGTACCACTCCCCATCTTTAATGAAACCGGTCAGTTGTCCAATGTACGAGGATCTATTACATTGTATGGATGCCCAGTCCAGATACTTCTTTGCGTTATCCAATACCAGATCATTATCATCTTTGGATAGTTTCCCGAAACTGGAAGTACAAGTCCAGTGTATTAATCGATTCGACATCTTTCCGAGGTCTTCTCCGATCTTTTGTTGGGTATGTAGTATAGACCATTTGCCGTGAGACATTATATAATCGACATTAGTCTCTATAGTATCAGTAAGATACTCTTCAACATAGAATGTATTATCATCGAAGATTCCAAAATCTTCTTCGGTCAGACATATGTTGACTCGGTCAAATCCCTTTTTGGTGACTATTGGTTTTATGACACAGGGAGCAATAGGTCGAGGAAGTATCTCAGGGACTTTTATTCCTAACTTCTTAACTTCACATCTGGTCATCCATTTATGGGTTTCTAACCTAGAGGATCGTGGAGTCAGTCCGATATACTTTAATTTGTGTTGATATGAATTGATCATGTCGATAGTAGGATCTGTCGATATCATCAAATCTATAGACTCGGATTCTATGAAATTATCTAAAACACTTTTCCGGTCAATGTCCAATATATGAATACCCAACTCTTTATATAAAGTCGTGGGGCACAGTTCGTATTTTTCGGATGTTAGGACATAAACTTTATGACCATCTTCGACAAGAGAAATGAGATTGTGAAAGTTACACAACCCATAGTCGATACACAGTATCTTCATTAGACCAGTCGAGTAGTGATTGTGAAATTGCCATCCGAAACAATATCATCCACAAACTCTTGAGGTATAATACGGTCGCATATAACTATACCAATTCTTCTATCACGTGACCTATGCTTGAAAGTATCAGATATTCGATATACACCATCGACCAGATCAAGACCACAAGGAATTGATACATTATGTTTTTCATGTAGATGGAATGGATATGGAGAATACTCCTCTACAGGCATAACAATCATCTTCTGTGCGTCATTAGGAAAGGCGTCTCCTAATATTTCCGGTTTGCCTCGCATCGCTTCGAGGAAGTCATTTCCCGATATGAAAATCGGTAGACTATTAGTTTGTTCTGGTCGCACATTATTCTCACAGAAGTACCAAACACCATCCTTTAACAGTCCGGTAAGTTGACCCACATACGAAGATTCCGTACATTCCTTTGAAGCCCAGTCGAGATATCTTTTTGCCCACTTTAAGACTATCTCATTGTTCTCTGGAGAGAGATGTTTGAAACTTGAAGTTCGTGTCCAATGAGTAAAGTTTCCTGCTACCTTGGCGACATCTTCTCCGAGTATCTCTTGGGTATGTAAGATAGACCATTTACCCTTTGCAATCATATATGCAACATTGGTCTCTACAGCACCTTCAATGTATTCTTCGACATAACAATCTTCATATCCAATTCGATCCAGTTGTTTCTGAGTAAGACATATTCTGGCAGTGTCATTCACAATTCCACAAATGTTAGGTTTGACGACACAAGGTGCTATTATATCCTTTCCAGTTAATATCTTAGGTACCTTTATACCAAGACCCCTGACATTATTTCGAGTCTTCATTTTATAAATTTCTAATTTATTGACTCTTTTAGTCAAACCAAGAAATTCTGCATTCTCAGAGAATCTTTCGCAAGAAAGACTCGGATTAGTTGATATTACAATATCAGGTTTATTCGACTCCACCCATTTATCAAGAACGCTATCTTTATTGATGGATAGAACTTCCACCCCCAAACTCCTGTAATATTCTACAGGTAGATCAAAGAACCCCGAGACAATAACAACCTCATGACCATCTTCAACTAAAGATATTACATTATGGAAGTTACACAGACCAAAGTCTATACATAGTATCTTACTCATCTTCGCCTTTTAATAATCCAGTTGACCATCTTATCGATTTCCCGTTGTAATGCTCGAATTGATCGATCAGTTCTTCGTATGTAGTCAGCTCGTAAGTTTCCAACTCATCCAACCAATCACTGAACGCATTCCAGTCTTCGGTACGCATAGGAGCAACACTATACTCGCCCCACCCATTGTAGTTTTCTTCTTCGTCTAAACCACGAATGTCGATACGACCGCACGAATAAGATTCAAGATAGTGTTTGTATTCACGCGGTGGCTGGATGAATTTGCCAGAAGTCATTCTCAACTCGAAAGGTATATCTCGTTCTTCGTACCAACGAGTAGATACAGGGCCCATCCAGTTTGTGCTATACGTTATCATTTACTCTTCCACTTCGAAATGTTTCTCAATCAAATACCATCCGGAATAATCCTCGTTAACATCATCTGCTCCTGATGCCACCTCTGCACATTCTTGAATAATCAACTCAGCGAAGCTTCGCCATGGGAAAGGTTTGCCGTATCCCGAACTACCTCTTGACTCTATAGCAAGTTCTTTAATCCGGTCTTTCATAGTTATTCACTCCTAATTTCGAAATGTTTTTCAATCAAATACCATGCGGCATACTCATATTTAGCATCATCTGCTCTTGATGCCACCTCTACACATTCCTGAATAATCAACTCGGCGAACCTTTCCCAGTTTTCATATCCCGAACTATCTCTTGACTCTACAGCAAGTTCTTTAATCCGGTCTTTCATTCGACACCTCTGTGATGTTGACGATCTTATTGTATTTGTAACCATACCATTCTTTGATAGATTTCAAAGCAAACTCTTTGGTTCGAAAAGTGAGTATCATGTCATGGAGATCCATAACATAGTTCCACCCCCACAACAAACCCTTCTCTTGAACATAGAAGATGGATTCGTTATAACAATTCTTTTTCTCAACTATCCTATATCTCACTACTCATTCTCTTTCTTAGGAGGAGTCCAGCCAAGTTTGACCAACTCGTCATGAAGTGATTGTTCGATATCGTCATTGATCCGAAGATGTAGTTCCTTTTTGAATTCATCAATGAACTTATCATGTTCCGGTACACCAAATGATTCAACATGTAAAGATTTAAACATTATTTACGTCCCCCACCATAAACCTTGCCTTTAACCTTGCCTTTAACATTGCCCAAAACAGTGCCTTTAACATTGCCTAAAACAGTGCCTTTAACAGTGCCTTCAACAGTGCCTACAACATCACCTTCAACATCACCTTCAACATCACCTTCAACATCGCCTACAACATTGCCGTAGACATCGCCGTAGACATCGCCAAAAACATCGCCAAAAACATCTCCTACAACATTGCAGCTGACTTTTTTTAGTATGTAGTGACCGTTCTCATCTTTACCTAGTGTTAGATTCTCTCTTACAAAGTCTAGTATTTCTTTATCTGTTAAATTCATTACTCACTCGCCTTGTAATTCATCAACACTTGTAACAACTCAAACTCACCATATGTAAGACTGAACGTTTCAGGTCTTTGATCGCGCTCAATGACAATGACAAACCCTTCTTCATTTGTCCACTGAGTGACTTCCATGTAATCGTTAACACCACTGTGATGGCAATACGGTTTCAGTTCACTAGATACTACTCGTCTTTTATTTACTTGAATACTCATTTCTTCACCAATGGATTCTCACCCGCTGTAATGTTATATAAATCATAATGTTGATTGACACGAGTCATAATGTCTAACGCATAATGACCTTCGGGGAAATACCGTTTCTCACACCATTCTTCTATACTTTCGCCGTGAATGTCACTGAAGTTCTTGGCATTGAGTTCGCTTTCGTGTACGACACATTCATACTTACCACCACGCCAGTACTCTTCAGCGATTGCCGCACGATACGCACGAACAACATCATCATACACGCCAACAAAATAGGTATGTTTTTCAGCATCACCCCAACGATTCGCAATCACTGTAAAAATCTTCACCACTCAATCTCCATCCAATTTG